GTGGGGGACCCCTAAAAGTGCGACACCGAGCAATTTTTCATGAGGCCGAAACAACAACTGCGAACGTCATCTGATATTCTGTGCCGCGACGCCCCAAAATCGCGGTGTCGAGGAGAATAATGATGACGACTGCTCGCAAGGTTGCCCGGCTCGGATACCGGCCGGATCTCGGTGATCCGCGGGATCATCCCTATGTCCGGCGGGCCTCGCCGCTGCCGGAAAGTGTCGACCTTCGCCCCAAGCTGCCTGCGTGTTGGGACCAGGGCGATCTGGGCTCGTGCACCGCGTTCGCTCTGACCGGCGCGATGGCGTTCCTGCACGCCGGGTTCGAGGGCTCGCAGCTCTGGCTCTACTACGAGGAGCGTAAGATCGAGGGCGACGTCCACAGCGACGCCGGCGCCGAGATCCGCGACGGCATCAAGGTGCTGGCTTCACTCGGCCTGCCGCCCGAGACGGCCTGGCCGTATGACATCGCGAAGTTCTCGCGCGCGCCGTCGGCCGCCGCGACCAAGGCGGCGAAGGCCGACATGGTCACGGCGTACCAGCGCCTCACCGGCGTAGACGACATGCTAGACTGCCTCGCGTCCGGCTTCCCGTTCGTCGTCGGCATCTCGGTGTTCGAGAGCTTTGAGACCGACGCCGTCGCGAAGACGGGCAAGGTACCTATGCCGGCGAAGCACGACAAGCTGCTGGGCGGCCACGCGGTATGCGTCGTGGGGTACACCGCCGATGGCTCGTTCATCGTCCGCAATAGCTGGGGAACCGGCTGGGGCATGAACGGCTACTTCACGCTGCCGGAAGCGTATCTGGCCGACGCGAACCTCGCCACCGACGTGTGGACGATCCGGGCCTAGTCCGTCTCTTGCCAGGACCGGAGACCTGCGGCGTGCTCCCCGCATAGCCACCACAGGTTGTCCGGCCCGAATAGGGCGTCGCGCTCCGGTCCTGGCTCGTATTCGTCGGCCGCGTCGAGCGGCACGATGTGCTGAGGCTCGGGCATCGCCGGCGCGCCGCAGAAGTGGCAGGCGTGCTCCTCATGCCCCGGCGCCTGGTCGAGCACGAACTGCGCAAGCCGCTTGATGCGGCTGTCGTCGCTGACCTTGACCGCCGGTCCCGCGCCAGGATCTATCACGCCGCGGCTCTGATCCGACTTCACGCCCAACGTCTCGATCAGAACCGGGTCGCTGCCCTGATCTGTGTGGAGATAGTGGGCGTTCACCTGCTGCGCCTGCCCTGGGCGGCGCAGGCGGCCGATGATCTGGTGATGCACCTGGGGCGACCAGTCGAGTTCGCCGAAGACGACGTCGTGGCAGTTGTGCTGGAGACCGTCGAGGCCGACGCCCGATCGCAGCGACATGAACATGACGCGGCACCGACCCTCGGTGAAGGCGCTGACCGTGAACGCCTTGGCCGCCGCGCTCTCGCTGCCCGTGTAGAGCAGGGGCTCGTAGTCGGCGAGCATCTTCTGCCAGATGCCGTAGACGTCGCGGTGCCAGCCGACCAGCAGGACGCGATCGGTGCCGCCGCGCAGCAGCAGGCGCACATAGGCGGCGACCGCGCGCGCCTTCGCGATGCCGGTCATCATACGCATCTTGAGGTCGAGTTCGCGTGCCGCGCGGCCCGCCTCCATGAAGCTGCCGCTCATCACGCTCTGCGCCAGCGTGCGGATCAGGTCATCCTCGGCCGCCGCGTCGCCGCTGTCCCAGGCGACGGGGAAGTCGATGATGTTGGGCGGCGGCATCGAGCGGTCGACGGTGGGGTCGTCCTCGGTGCGGCGCAGGAACCAGCCCGTCGACCGCAGGTAGGAGCCGAGCGCGTCGGGATCGCTGACCTTGAGCCCGGAGCCGCACCACTCGCGCAGGAACTCCTCGCGGCTGCCCAGCAGATCCGGGTTCAGGTAACCCATGATCGTGTGCATCTCATCGCCGTAATTGTAGATCGGTGTTGCGGTGAGACCCATTTTCACCTCCGCCTTGGCCGATACGATGGAACAGCACTTGCCCTTGTCGGTGTCGGTGCCGTGGCGCAGCTCCTGCAGCTCGTCGTAGATGACTGTCCTGATGAGGCCGTCTTTCAGATAGTCGGTCCAGCCGGCGATCTTGCTGTAGCCGTAGACGTACACGTCGGCCGCCGGCAGCGTGTATGGGGTGCTGCGCTTGATGACGTGGACGCGCAGGGTGGTGAACTCGCGGAGCTTGCTCGCCCATTGGTCAGCGATGTGGGGCTGGACAACGACCGCGGCGGGAAGCGGCGCGCCGGTGACCAACACCGTCGCTGCTGAGACCGTCTTGCCGAGCCCCACCTCGTCGCCGAGCAGCAGCCCCCCGTTGTTCAGCGTGATCTGCGCCGCTTGGCTCTGGTAGAGGTACGGCGCCTTGCCGGGCTTGAAGCCCAGGATCTCGCCGGGCGTCCAGTCGGGGAGAAGGATGCGATCACGCTCGGCCAGCCGGTCCCGCGCGCGCTGCGCCCCGCGCTCCAGTTCCTCGGCGTGGACGGTCTCCAACGGATAGCGGAGCATAAACCACTGGAGGTCGGCGCAGACGTCGTCGCTGCTGTTGAGCACGATGTTGGTAGCAGAGATCGCGACGCGCGGGAACAGACGCTTGAACGCCATGGCGACGTGTGGGGCGAGGTTGGTGATGATCCAGCGGCCGGGCTTGCCCGCGGGTCCGTGCTCATAGCCGAGCCGGCCATAGGTCGCGGTCACAGGAAGGCGCGGCCGATCGAGACGACGTAGATCGGCTTGCCGTTGATTGCCGCCGGCATCCCCATCGCCGTGCCGGTGACCAGCACGATCGCGGCTACGCGCTCATGGGCAGCGTAGCGTTCGAGCTGACGGTAGATCGAACGCTTCGGGTACTTCACCTTGGCCTCGATCGCCACGTCGCCGCACATGAAGTCGGGCCGGTCAGAGGGGCTGAGCCGCACCTCGCGCTCGAACGGGATGCCATCGAGCGCGAGGGCAATGTCACCCTGCAGCGCTACCTCGGTGCTGACGCGGAGACGGTGACGCTGGAGCACGGCCGCGATGTTCTGCGCGTGAAGGTGGTCAGGCATCATTCCATCCGAACAGCATGTTAATTTCTCGCATGTCGATTGAGGGCGCTCCCGCGGCGTGACGCGCCTGCGCCGACGCCACGATTGCATCCCAGAAGCGCCAGAAAGCGCGGGCGCGCTCGTCTGTCCAGCCGTGCCGCTTGGCGTCGCGGAAGAACCGGTGATAGATCCGCCGGCGCATCGAACGCGGCGGGCAGTAGCGGCGCCAGTGCTCGGCGCACATCCATTCCTGATAGCCAGCGCCGCTGCGAGCGCGGGTGCGGCCGCATCCGGCGATCGCGCACTTGATCCGGTCGTTGTGCGCGGCGCAGGCCCAGATGCCGGGCTTGCCCGGGCAGTTCTGACGCTGGAGCGCGGTGATGCCGTCCGCCGGCGATGCACCGCAGACGTGGCAGGCCGTAGTCAAAGCATCCGTCCAATCGCAGCCGTCTCGTCGAATTCGTCACCCGGCTCGATCCCGACGTCGCGCAAGCAATCGCCGCACGGCTTCGGGTTGCGCATCACCTCCCAGCACGGCGGGTCGCCGACGATGGCACAGCGCTCCTGACAAGCATCGCGCAGCTTCATGTCGGTCTCGAATGTCGGTAGAGACATGGTCTCGGTTTCCTTGATCGGCGGCGTCACGTTGAACCAGCTCGTCTGCCAGGCGCCCGGCCAGCCCTGCAGTCGCTCCGGCAGCGCGTCGAGGGCGCGGCACACCGCGCAGGCGCACCGGCCCTCGTCAGTCATCGCTTGCTGCCACCTTTGAAGGCAGCCGTCGGCGGTGCGAGCCGGCTGAGGTGCGCAGGCCGCACCGTCATGCCGCGCGCCTTCACGCGCGCCAGCATCTCCCGATTCCGCTCGTCCAGGGCGGCAAGCCGCTGCCGGCGTTGGGCCTCCTCGTCGACCATCACAGAACCTCGACGCTCTTGGCCGTGGGCGCGAGCGACTTGACGCGCTCGATGTCCGCCAGCGCGGCGCTGCGCTTGTTGAAGCCATCCGTGCTGGTCGCGATGATGCGCCCGCCGGCGGCGAGCCGCAGCCGCCAGCGAAGAGTCGGCTTGCTGCCAGGCAGGCCCGGGACGGTGTCGTCGCGATAGATCTCGAACATCAGCCCTCTCCCGCCTGCTGGTCGATCCATGCAGCGATGCCGGCGACCGTCGTGAACTCGCCGCTCTCCGCGACGCTGTCGGGGATGTCGACGCCGAACTCCTCCTCCAGCGCCATGACGATCTCGACGCCGTCAAGGCTGTCCAAGCCGTAGCCGCCCTCGTCGCGATGCTGGAGGCTGTTGGACACCATGGCGTCGAAATAAAGCAGCTGGTCGGGCCGGGGCGGATCGCCCTCATTGCTGGCGTCGGTGACGATTTCCGTCACCTTGTCGATCGTCTTCATCTCGTCAGTCCTCCTCGCTGAAAAACATGATGTCGTAGTCAAAGCCGCGGTCGAGCCAGTTCCAGTCTCCGGCCTTGACCTTCTCCCGGTAGACAACGCCGTTGCGGAACTTGATCCAGACCCGCTTGTCGCGGTTGCGCGGCTTTTCGCTCTTGCCCGGATTAGCCTTCCACCGCCGCTCGCTCACTCCTCCTCGCCGGTGGCGTCCCACACGATGCGCTTCAGCACCCATTCGACGTCGATCGGCAGCGAGGTCGCCTTCTTCGCCTCGTGCAGCAGGCCAATGACCGCTCCGATGCCGTGACAGACCGGGCCGGGGCCGAAGTTGCCGCCACGAAGCATCCAGGTCGGTTCCGGGTCGCGCAGCAGCGTCACCTGGGGAAAGTTGTCGCCCATCACCATCACGTCGGCGCCGTTCTCGTGCCCGATGACCGCCTGGTGCCAGCGGTGCTTGCCCATGAACGTCTGCATCGCTTCGGGCGTCATGGAGACGGTCTCCATGGTCACCTTCTTTGCGACCGGATCGATCCGCGCGATCTTGATCTTGAGCGGCGGCACGGGTGGCGCCTTGTCATGCTTCTTGGTCGCCATGCCGACGGTTCGGCGCTGGTGTCGATTGCCGCCGATCACTTGCCCTTCTCCCTCATATCTTGGATTTGCGCCGTGAAATCTCGGCCGATACCCAGCCACCACGCCAGCACCGTCGCGATCGGCCGCGAGTAAGGGCCGCGGTTTACTAGGACGGGCTGACCCCGCCATGTCCCGCGCACGGTCACGAGGTAGTGCTTACCCACGTTGCGTATCCTGATTGGGAGAGGCGGCGAGAAGAGCAGATAGAACGGCAGCGTGACGCTCCATTACCTCCAAGCCGATTTCTTCGGGGCTATGATCGAACACCGAGACCCCTTCTTGCATCTCGACGCTCGACAGCATGTCGACGAGATCGCCGAAATCCCCCTCCCTTTCGGAGGTAGGCGGAGTGCCGGGGGCGGAGGGCGTGCGGGTGTTCCAAGCCTCGACTGCTTCCTTTTTGGTGAGGAACGAACCTCCTTGTGCATCGCAATCGGCGCAACCGATGTAAGGATTGCCGGTCACCGCAAAGAAGTCCGCAACATTAGCCGAGCCACAGAACGGGCACGGCAACAGCTCAATCGGTTCACCCGTCATTGTTCGCTCTCGTAACCGACCTTGGCCGACGCTTCGTCTTTCTCCACGCGCCAGCCTCGGGCATCAGAGGCAAAACCATCGCCTTCATCGCACCATCCCGGACGGTGAAGTGCGTTCACCGCACGACGCGCGCGCTCCCGAGCGGCAACGGCATCTCGCTGGTACGAATAGGCTTTGCTCGCCAGCCCGCTGTCGACAACGATCTCGCCGTTTAGGAACAGCTTACTCGGCTCGTCATAGTCGCCACCGGCGGAGTTCATCTCGTTGGCGATCGTGTCGAGGATAGAGGTATAAGGACCTGCGCTTGCGAAGCCGTCTCCGGACAAGGCGTCTCGGAACCGCATGATCGCACCAGACCGGCGCATCACGACATAAACCTTCTTGGGCTCACTCATTGTTCGCTCCCTGAATGTCGTTGAGGTGCTGGCGGACGAGGATGCCGAGCGGAGTGAGGCCGTAGAACGCTAGACCGCCCTGCTTCACCCGCACGATCAGGCCAGGAAACTTAGGGTTCAACATCAACCTGTGGGCCTGCGAACCGCTGAACGATATGGCGCGTCGGACATGCATGCGCAGCGCAAGCACAATCGCGCGTTGGCCAGGCGCCATTGCCTTCGCGATGGCAGCTACGTCGCGCCCCTCTGTGGTGGGCGAGGTCATGCGGGCGGACTCCACGGTAGCAGCGGCTCGGCGTAGGCGAGCATCAGCGGGTGTCGGGGGTGACCGCACTTCGCGGGCGCGCCGATCGCCAATGGGCGCAGGTGCACGAATATATCAGCAACGCGCTCCCATCTTTGGCGAACCGCTCGCGGCTGCTTGGTGACCGGTCCCCAAGCGAAGATTGCCTGATCGGCCTCGGCTGCAATCCGGAGAAGGTGCTGATCGTTTTCCGGGCCGATCGGGTCGGCGACGTGCGCTAAATCGCGAACATCAGTCGCTCGGTAGGCAAACAGGTTGCCGACGATGATGCGCCCCCATCCGTGACGCTCGCCAAACCCGCGTAGCTTTCGGATCGTAGCGTCATCGGTCACCGCATCCGCTGTCGACGGATTGACCATGATGACGGCCGTCTGACCATCGCCAAGGCTCTCGCGCTCAAGCCGATAGCGGTACAGACCGCATTCGCTGATGACCGCCTCACCCACGGCTGCGATCCTCATCATTGGTGGGCGGGGATGCGAGGGCGGCGACGATCCGCTCAACCAGTTTGTCGCTATGATCGGCTAAGAACCACGATGGCTTTTTGACGTCATGCGTCCTCCACTGGCGGAAAGCCTGTTTGATCGCCTCCCGCCATCCTTCGGGCTCACCTACAGGCTGGGCGGGGTGGAGGGACGCGCGCCAGTGATCTTCGGCGACGCGGCAAGCTGCGATCAGGCCGGCATCCCAGTCGCAACCGCGCTGACCTTGATGAATAGGGGTCTTAAAGTCACCGGCTGCTTTGTGACGAACGTCGCACAGGGCCTTGCCAAGCGGTGAGTCCTCCCACCGCGCCGCCTCTCGCTCTACCATGTTGTCTGATCCTGACATGTGACTATCTGACATGCGGAGCCGGCCGAAAGACACGGCCTTCGATCAGCGCTTCGGGCACGATCATTTCCGTGATTTCATGCTCGCCAACGTGCGGGTTCGTCCGATCCAGCACTTCAAGGCCGATGGCGCTTTCTTGGCCGACCGCGCCGATGTAGCATCCGATAATCCGCCAAGTACGCGGACCGCGCGGAGTGTCGAGCATCACGTAGTCGCCGGGCTGCTTGCTTTGCATGTTGTCTGATCCTGCTGGATGGGTGGGGATCATGGATGGGTCCTCTGCTTGAGCCCGTTCGGAAACGTGGCAAAATCCTTGAAGGTGGCCGGAAAGTCCGCAGCGCTCATCTGCTTGACGAACACGGCGATCAGCGCCGCCCGGAACCGGGTTGTTAGCCTCGCCACTTCCGTCAGGTCCGGCATGGGTCGTGCGCGCCGCCCGCTCTCGCCGCCGATGATGACCCACCACAACCGCCCGACCGTATCGCGCTCGACCGTTCGCTTGAGGATCTGGCTGGCCCATGCGGCGCGCTCTTGCGCGCTGAACGAGATCGCGTAGCCGGGGTGAATCAGGTCGAGCATCGGTTCCATCGACACGCCCATCACCGCCGGCCCGGGCACGTCGAGCAGTTCGGCGACGCGGCGGTTCCACTCGACCTGGTTCTCGGCCGTGGTCAGCAGCCAGACGTTGGGCGGCCAGCCGCCGGGCCTGATCCACTCGACCGGGACCATCTTACGCACGTTCTGCGGGCGCTTGGTCACCAGGATGAAGATGACGTCAGGTGCCGCCTGCATCTCGACGCACGCCGCCGCGCGCCAAGCGGGATCGGCCTGATTGTCGAAAAAGTCGGAGAGGCTGTTGATGAAGACGCGCCGCGGGCGGCCGTGCTTGGCAAACCACCGCGCCGCGCCTCGCTGATAGGTCGCGATCTTGCTCCACGAGGCATTGCTGGTGCGCACGGGCGGCGCATCCCACTTCACGCCGAAGCGGCCGCCGAGGGAGGCAGCATAGCAATTGTCGCACGCCGCAGAGACGCGGGTGCAGCCGATCCACAGGTTGATGGTGGCGTCGCACCATTCGATTCCAGTCACGTCGGCCATCAGCTTCGCGCCTCCATTTCATTGCGAAGATCGACCATTACCGAGCGCGCCGCTTCTACCCGGGCAGGCCGCGTCCGATACCGGCTGACGATTAGACGACCCATGGTCTGGGCCATCATCCTAAGCATCGTCTCTGGGAGTTCGCCGGTTTTGCCCATATCGATGACAGCCTGATCGAACGGACTCACAGATCACCTCGACGCTTGAGTTCGGCGATCATCACCGCCGATGGGATGCCGTCGCATGGCGACGGGCGGATCGCGCGGACGCTGCGCGCCCGGTTGGCGATGCGGAACGCGCGGCCTTGCTCCACGAGCGCGTCGAGCACCCGCGCCACGCCCGCCTTGGACGACATACCCATGAACGCCTGCATCTCGACGAAATTGGGCGCCACCGGCTCGTCGATCCGATCGAGCAGATAGCCGTAGAGCTTGGCCTGTTGCGGGGTCATCGGTCGCCCTTCCTCGCCGAGACGTTCGGCGGCAGCTTCTCCACCTGAATCGCATTGCGCATGTGGCGGCGGCCGGCGAGAATACGGTCGATAATGACCCCCTCGCGGTAGACCGGCCGCACCTCGCCATCGCGGCCGACGGCCATCAGCACCTCGCTCGGCTCGACGTCGGTTGGCGCGGCATGGATGCGAGGCGAGCCGATCGTCATGCCGATCCGGTCTTGGACTGCCGTCAGCGTCTCAATGACCGCATCGCGCTCGCGCACCAGCTTGCCGTTCTCCTCCGCCGCCCGCGCCGCCCGGTCGCTCGCGTCGCGAAGGTCGCGCGTCAGGCGCTCGATCTCCTCGTCGCGCGGATCCTCGACGGTGGTGGCACCGAACGCCGCGGCGAGGTCGCCGATCTCGATCGGCGGCAGCACCACCCCGCCGACGGTCTCGCCGTGCTGCGGCGTCCGGCCGGTATCCATGGTCGACGGCATCGGGAACTGGATGCGGTCGTAGAACTTGAGCAGCGGGATCGAGACGAACGCCTCGCCGGTCTGGAGCCCGGCCAGCTTGCCTTTCACGTCGGCCGCGTGCTCCGCGTCGTGCAGCTCCAGCCATTCCGAAATGACGGCGATGTCGCGCGGCATCCCAACGCGCATGGCGATCAGGCACTCTGCGCCGCTGATGACGTTCTTGTTGATGCGCGCTGGGCGCTGGGTCATCAGCCACAGGAAGATGCCGCGCTTCCGCCCCTGGGTGTTGAGCCGCGTGATCCGGTTGATGAGCTTGCTCGGCGCGTCGCGCGTGGCCTGCGGCGCCCACAGGTGCGCCTCGTCCATCAGCAGCAGCATCGGCAGCTTGATCTCGTCGTAGAGCACGTCGGCGAAGCCCGTCATGAAGCGGTGCTGCTCGGCCTCGATCATGCCGGACAGGTCGACGAGGAAGGAGATTGGGTGGTTTGCGACCAGCCGCGCCACGCGCGCGCCGTCCTCGTCAGTGATAGGTAGATCGCCGTTCGGACCGCCGAAGATGACCACGTCCTGGAAACGCGAAGGCGTCTCGTCGGGGTTGAGGCGGATGCCGGCGGCGTCGCCCATCGGGTCGATGAACCCGCAGCGGTGGCCCAGGTCTAGTTCATGCTCGAACAGGGATCGCGCGGTGGTCGACTTGCCGGCGCCGCGGGTGCCGAGGATCGTGCCGGAATAGGACATGGCCGCGGCGGGAAACGGGAGCGGCCGGGGCTGGTGATCGGGCTTCGACATGCGGTGCTTTCGAGAAGGGGCCGGCGATCGCACCGCCGGCCAAACGCTCAGGCGAGCGGGATGGTGATGTCGGTGATCATCCCGCCGTCGGCCGCGTAGCGGAAGACGCGGATCCGCGGCCCCGCGTCGGGGTCGGACGGCGGAGTTTCGCTGACGGTCGGCACCTTGCCCGAGAGAGCGGACGAGATGAATTCGCTGGTCGCTGACTCGATGTCGGCGCCGTCGACTTTCGCCGCGTCAGCGTCGGCGTGCATCGCCGGTTCGCGCGGGTCCCAGGCGAGGGCATCTTCGTCATGCCACGCCTCGATCTGCCGACCATCGCCGGAGCGATAGCGGACCAGGTAACTGTTCGCCGAGCGCGCATACTCGGCCCGGGCGATCACGACGCCGGCCTCGATCGGCGCGATGTAGTTGAGAGTCGCAACCAGTTGATGGGCGCGCACGGCGGACGCCAGTTCCTGGCAACGATCCTGCTCCATCTGTGCGAGGATGCTTGCCACGCTGGTCGACAGCGCGACCTTCGCGCCGAGGTGAAAACGGAACGATGACATGATGATCTCCTGGCCGGGAAAAAGGACCGGAATTAGATCACCCGCGCCCGGCGCACGGTATGATCCCGGACAGCTTTCGACCTTGCAGAGGAACATGGACTTCACTTCATGGCCTCGCGGTGGTCGGTAATCTTCTCGTCATAGAGCGCCGTCAGCCGCTCGCGAACGTCGTCGGGCGCGATGTCGAAGGCGTCTCGCGCGGCGGCGGTGACGCCATCCAGCTTCGCGATCGTGAAGGAGACCTTCATCTTGGACGCGATGCTCGCCTCCCACGCCTCCCAGGCGTCGAACCCTTCCGGCGGCTCGCCCACCTCGCGCTCCGGCGCCGTCTTCGCGGTCTCGGCCTGCGCGGGCTTCTCCGGGTCGCGATGCGCCGGGTGGGCCTCCTCGTCCGGCTGGTCGGTGGTCTCCGCGCCGAAATCCGATCGCCGCGGCGCAGTCGGCGCTGGCCCGGCCGCCGGTCGGGTATCGCGCGCGGACACGAGCGCCGCCGGCACCGCCCCGTCGACCACCTCATCGGCGGAGTAGACGCCCAGCAGCACTTCGGGAATGTAGAGGCGCGCCCAGGCGCGGGTGGTGAAGTAGGCGAGCTGCTGCTGCGGGTTCACCTCCCACAGCGGACTTTTCTTGGTTTTCACCCGCGCGATCGACTGGCTCAGTAGCTTCCGTTCGTCGTCGCCCTTGATATGCCCCTCGACAAAGCACCGCATGTTCAGGCCCTCGCCCTCCCACCAGATCTTGAGGCGGCCGTGCAGCGCGCCGCTGGTGGTCACGACCGCGTTCACCAGCTTCGCACCATAGGCGATGATGTCGTTGACGCAGTAGGAATCGCTGGCGACGGCATAGGGGTCGAGCCCCCAACGGCTGGCCTGCATCAGGATCGCCATGCAGTTGGCCGGCGAACCGCGCAGGTAGACGGGCACGCCGACGCCGGCGCACATCATCTTCGCCATCTCGATCGCCTCGCCGTAGCTCTGCGGAACGAACAGAGCGCGGTTGATCCCGGTCTCCTTCGACAACGCAGTCGCCTGGATGGCGTTCATTACGGGCCGCTCGAAACGCTCCATCGAACTGACTACCTCGCCGGTCTGCTCATCCACGGTCTTGTCGCTCATGTCCTGGTCCTCACGGTGGTTGCGGCGCCCTCGGTGATCGTGACGCCCTTGATGGTCGCCTGCACCTTGTTCAGGTCGCGGCAGGCCCGCTGCATCGCCTCTTGAACGGCAGCGTGATTGAGCACGAGAAGGTCGACCTTGCGCGGGTCCTTCCACGAATAGGTCTTGACCTTTCGGTCGCCGGTGCGGCTGCCGAAGTCGCCCTTGACCGCCGGCAGCGCCACGGCGGGCGCCGAAGCCGGATCGGCGGGCTCGGCCAGCTTGAGCGCTTGGCGCCGCGCCGCCTCGTCGGCCCGCTGCTGGTCCGCCGCCTCCTTGGCCTTCTTCCGCTGGTCGTCGCGAAATGCGTCCACCAGCGCGCGCACGCTCGCCTGGGCCGTCAACAGATCCGCGGCGAACCGTTCTCGCCCCGCCCGCACCGCGCCGACCGCGAGCGCATGGGGTTCGGCGATCTCCGTCACGCGCTGGTCGACCGCATCGAGCAGCCGCACGATCATCGCCTGCAGATCGCCGGCCCGGCCGACGCTATCGTTGTCGGTGACTGCGCACCGGCCGGCGGAGGCGATCAGTTCCGCCTTCCGCTGCTCGAACGACTGGCCGATGCCGTGCGGCATGGCGAGCATCGCCGCGAGCTGATCGCGCACGATCTCCGCCGGCTGGCCGCTGTTGTCGCCGATGCCTCGCGTGTCGGTCATGCTTCGGTCGGCCGCAAATGATCGTTGATCTCGGTCGAAAGGCAGGCAACACGAACGGTCGCGATCTCGATAGCCCGACGATGCGCCTTGGTCATACGCCGGTGATCGATCGTCGAATCTGCGGCGGCGTGCGGCTCCCGACGCTTGAGCGCCATCAGAACGCGAAACTCGTGTTCGAACGTGGCGACGAGCGCTCGCTCGTCGTCGGTCCATGGCGGGCGATAGGTGGTGCGCATGGTCTCTCCTCAGAAAGGCGGGGTGGCGGTGAACAGATCGATCTGTCCGCGGGGGTGGCCGAACGGATCGTTGAAGTCGTGCTCGCGCGCGTGCTCGATGCGCGCCTGGCGATAGGCGGTCTCCGGCGCCGCAACGCGCTGGCCTTGGCACCGCGGCCAGACGTCGGCGAACGTCGCCATCGCCTCGCCCGCGCGCTCGTCGTCGAGGATGATGCCGGCGACCGACACCTGCCAGCGCCAGCCCCGGTCCATCTCGCCCTCGCCGTCGAGGTCGGCAGCCGGCCCATACCAGACCCGCACCGGCAGGCTGACGTGCCGACGGCGTGCGTGGAGGAAATCGCCCTCGACCAGGCCGTCGGCGATGCCGCTCTGGTCGCGCAGGAAAACGGTGTCAGGAGACATCAGGCGAGCGTGCTGCTCGCGGTAGGAACGGTGCGCATCGATGTTGGCCCTCGGCGTGCGTTGTCCGCCTTTCGTATTCGTGTCGTTCACGCACCGCAAGCCGTTTTTAGCACTAGCCGCGCATTAGTTTAGCACTTATGCCGTGGCACCCATGAGCATCAACAGCACCCTTGCCGCCATGGAGGCGGTAGAGCAGCGGGCTTTCGCGGCCCGCATCACGATCTCGGATCTGTGCGAGCGAGCCCGCGTCCACCAGTCGGTTTGGTCGCGGGCGAAGAAGCGTCAGACGATTCGCGTGAAGGTGCTGGATCGCATTGAGGCGGCGCTCACGAGCGTCGAACAGGATCGGTCGCAATCGGATGCGGCTGGTAGCCGGGCTGCGGCCCAACACGAGGAGCGAGTATGAGCAAGCGAGCGACGAAGGAGGCGGTGGCCGCCGCCCACGATGGGCCGGACTATGGTGCTGCCCTCGCCATCATCAACGGACGGGTTGCGACGGCGAAGTCGAACCAGAGCAAGGCCAGCGGCGAGGCGAGCCAGGCGTGGGGCTCGATCGAGAAGATGGGGATCCACAAGGGCGGCGCGCAGGCGGCGGCCCGGGTGCTCGGAATGGACGACGAGGACGATCGGCAGGACTTTCTGCGCAGCTTTGCCAAGCTGCTGGAGGAAGCCGGCGTCACGCTGAAGGCTGATCTGGTCGACGTCGCGGAAGGCAAGCACGATCGATCCGTGGTGCCGATCGAGGGGCTGACGCCCAATCATGGCCGCGCCACGCCGCCCACCAAGCCGCAGCCGCAGCCCGGCCCGGCGGGCGATACCGATCTGGCTGATGGCGATACGACCCCCAGCGTCATGGACGGCGGCGGACCGGTCGACGAGAACGCGCAGGAGCGGCAGGGCGAGGGCGAGCCACCGGTGGAGCGCGCCGCCCGTAAGCCCACGCGCCGCGGACACCTCAGCGTGGTGGAGGCCAGGGAGGCGGCGCAGAAGCACATCGGCATCGCGCCGGACGCGCTGGGCTGATATGGCGGTTCTGGCTCTCGATCTCGCCGGCCAGACGGGGTGGGCGGTCTATGCGAAAGACATGGACCGCCCAGCCTATGGCAGCGTGCGCATCAAGCGTCCCGTCGGCACGGCCGGCGAGGCGGCGGAGCGGCTGCGCAAGCTGCTGGTCGAGAAGCACGAGCTGTATGGCGGTCTCGACGACATCGTATTCGAGGCGCAGCACGTCGGTGGGAACGTCAATCCGCAGACGATCTACCTGCTGATTGGCATGGGTCTGATGGTGGAGTGGTTCGGCCACCGCATCGGCGCCCGCGTGTTCTGCGCCGACATCGGCACATGGCGGAAGCACGCCTTCGGCCGCGGCAGCTTCAAGGCGAAGACGAACGAGGCCGGCAAGGTCACGGTCACCGCTCGCGCGCAGGCCAAGCAGAAGGCGATCGACGTGTGCGCCGCGTTCGGTTGGCATCCGTCAGACGACAACGCCGCGGATGCGCTCTGCATCCTGGACTATTACCTCTCGATTATGCCCCCGGCAGCCGCGCTCGCGCGCCCGTGGCGCGATGCGACCTTCATGGCGGGGTTCCGCGCGTAATGGCCGTGAAGATGCCGCGCATCGGCACCGGCGGGTCTCAGGTGTACGCCAAGGCGCAGACCGACGACCCGAACGCGCGCCACCCCGAGGATTATTACCCAACCCACGCCGGCGCGACACGCGCGCTGCTCTCCGTCGAGACGTTCGAGGGCGGCATCTGGGAGCCGGCGTGCGGAGCCGGGGATCTCAGCAAGGTGCTGGAGGCGGCGGGGTACACCGTCGTCAGCACCGACCTGATCGATCGCGGCTACGGCGACGGCGGGCGGGACTTCCTATGCGAGTGGATGCCCCTCGCCCCGAACATCGTCACGAATCCTCCGTTCACCTGGGCGCAACAGTTCATCGAACGCGCGCTCCAACTCACCACCGGCAAGGTCGTCATGTTTCTCCGGCTGGCCTTCCTTGAGGGGCAGAAGCGCGGCGACTGGTTCCCCAGCACACCTCTAGCGCGCGTCTGGATCATGTCGCGCCGGGTGCCGATGCAGCGCGGACGTCTCGCCGAAGCGGACGGTCGAAGCGGCGTGATTGCGTTCGCATGGTTCGTCTGGGAGCACGGACACGTCGGCCCGCCGGTCCTGGGCTGGCTCGACTGGCAGCGCACCGCCCCATGAGCACGATCGACTATCGTCTCGGGGCCAGCGAGAACGAGAACGACTTCAAGAAGGCGCCGGTCGCCAACGTCGAGTGCGAGGCAGCGCTGCTCGGCGCGCTGATGATCGAGAATCGGCTGATCGACGACATCGGCAGCTATCTCACACCCGAGGACTTTTTCGAGCCGCTGCACCAGCGCGCGTTCAAGATCATCGTCTACCTGCGCGGCAGCGGCGAACTCGCAACGCCCATCACTTTGCGCCCGTATTTCGCGGGCGATGGCCCGGTCAATTTCGTCGAGGTCGACGACACCGGGATGAGGAAGTCGATCTGGATCGAGGTGCCATCCTATCTCGCCAGGCTGACCGGCAGCGGCGCGGGGCTGATCGGCGCGCGCGAGTTCGCCAAGCAGATCCGCGCGCTCGCGCTCCAGCGCCGGGTCCGCGACACCGTCATCGCCGGCATTGAGACGCTGAACGAGACCGGCGAGGAGATCAGCCCCACCGAGAAGGCGGCCGATCTGGCCGCGGCGATCATGATGGCGGCGGAGAGCGAAGCGCAGGCGAAGGTGCGCACGGCCGCGGACATGATGGGCGGCATCCGCCGACGGCAGCAGACCATGAAGGAGGGCAAGGGCATCGGCGCGACGTGCCGGACCATTCCCGACCTGAACGACCTGATCGGCCCGCTGACGCCCAAGACGATGACGATCATCGCCGGCCGGCCGAGCATGGGCAAGTCGGTGCTCGCGCAATCGATCGGCTGGGGCTGCGCCGTCAACCAGCACCCCACCTTGGTCATCTCGCAGGAGATGAGCGAGGACGCGCTCGCCGATCGTCTGGCGGCCGACGTCACTCACGGCATGGGCGAGGCGGTGCCCTATCGCTCGATCCAGCGCGGCACGCTGACCGAGAGTGAGTTGCTGTGCATTGACGAGGCGCAGAAGCGGGTCGACGCGATCCCGCTGTCGACGATCAGCCCGGAGCGCGCGACGATCGAGGAGATCGAATCGATCGTCGCCCTCCATGTCGGCAAGCTCGCGCGCGCCGACAAGAAGCTGGAGGTGCTGATCGTCGATTACATCCAGATCATCGGCACCACGAAGAAGAAGGACCCGCGCGAGGCGCTCAACTATGTTTCGGAGCGGCTGCTGCGCCTGTCGAAGCGCTACAGCATGGCGGTGCTCGTGCTGTCGCAGTTGAACCGCGACGTCGAGAAGCGGCCCGACAAGCGTCCGCAGCTCAGCGACCTCAAGGAAAGCGGCCGGCTGGAGGAGGACGCCGACAACGTCCTGTTCGTCTACCGGGCCGAGTATTACCTGGAGCGCGAGCGGCCCGAAAAAGACGCCAAGGGCTACGAAGACTGGATGGTCGAATACGAGGCTGCGCGCGGCCGGGTCGACCTGATCGCCGGCAAGTCGCGCGGCAACGAGATCGGCACCAAGCGGCTGCGCTGGTTCGGCGCCAACCAGGCGATCCGGGGATCGGCTTGGCGGCCGATCGACATCGGCGAGCGGAGCGACCTGATATGAGCGGGTTGCGCGGGCCGCCCCGCCGGTGCCATGAAAGCGATAGGCCCGCCCCGTTTGCCGCGGGACGGGCCTGGAACCGCGGTGAGGCGCGGCTCGGGAAGCAACGACGTGCGCGATTCGTTCTAGCGTTCCCGATCAGCGCTCGCAACCGCCAAGAGGGAGCGAGACTGTGTCATTCGACCTATTGAAGACCGCGAAATACGTGCGCGGCTTGAGCAACGCGGAGTTCCGCGTGCTGTTCTTCCTGCTCGAAAGCGCGAACAACACGACATACGAGTGCTATCCCAGCATGAAGGAAATCGCCTCCTACACGGAGATGGAGGAGCGCACCGTTCAGCGGCACGTCAGCCGGCTGTCCGAGATGGGCCTGTTCGAGAAGGTCGAGCAACGACGCGGCGACGGCAGCCGCCAGGTCAACCTCTACCGCTTCATGGTGTCGGGGACCGTACAGGTAGGCAACCAGGAAGTGGTCATCATCAACGGCCACAATCCGCAACCCGCCAAAAATGGCAGGTTGGCATCTAGCAACCCGCCATTTCAGACACCCCCCCCCGACCAAACTGACACCACCCCCCGTCAGAATGGACGGGACATATCTCTATCATCATCTCTGGAATCAGATCGGGATAACCCCCCTCTCCCTACGGGAGAGGAACCCCCACAGCCCGATTTGCTTGGCGGATTGCCCATGATCCGAAGCGCATCCGTTGATCTGGTCGATCAGGTATTCGACCTCTGGAACGAGATGGTCAGCCGCCATCCGCAGATGACCGCGGTGAGATCTCGCCAAGAGTCGAGGCGGAAGAAGGTCAGCGCCAGAGGCAAGGCGGCTGCATCCGAGACCGGCACATCGTTCGTGGAGGTGTGGACCGCTGTCTTCGCCGCGATCGAGGCGAACACGTACCTGTGCGGCGAAGATCCGCCGGGCAAGAATTACACCGAGCCGTTCAGCCTGAACATCGACTTCGTCCTTCGCCCCGCCGAGTTCACCCGCATCCTGGAGGGAGGCTATCGTGCCAACCGAACTGACCTTACCCACGACCCACGCTCTGGCCGCCGCTTTGGACCGGCCGAACAGGGCGGCCGTGCAGCGATCGCCCGCCTACGAGCTGCTGACGCTGAACGTCGAGACCGCGGCGACGACGGAAGCCCTGGGCAAGCTAATGGACGATCGGATGCGCGACCGGGTCGTCTTAGCTCTGCGTTCGACCAATTTGGAATTGACCTGCACGGGTCCCGCTGAGGAGGAGGGCATTATTGCTGATCTGACCCGCTTTTCCGCGATTGCTGCTGGTGGCTGGACGAAAGCGCAGAAGGACGAGTGGCGGGATGCGGTGCTCGCCGAGTTGGTCGATTTGCCCTATCTGCTCGTCCAGCCGGTGCTGGCGGAGGCGCGCCGTCGGGTGCAGTTCCCAGGCCAGTTGGTCACCTGGATATTCGCGGAGGTCGAGCCCAAGATGAAGCGTCTCCACACCGAACGGGCGACGTATGAGCGTCTGCTGGAGATCGCTGATGCAAGGGATCAGTGAATCGGTCGACCGCCGCCAGCGCATGGAGGAGGCGCGGCGCACGGCGGTCGACGGGGAGACGATCACCAACAACGAGATGATGAATATCTGGGGCGTGACCAAGGGCCGATGGACCGACATCCGCAACCGCATCCCCGACTTCCCGGTTCCGGTCACCAACGGCAACGTCCAGTTCTACCCGCGCGTCGCCGCGCTCGACCGTATGTGGGCGCATGAGACCCGCGGAGACCAGGTGGCGGCGACGAAGGCGAAGCGCGTGGCGGCCTTGCTCGGCGTCGAGCAGCCGGACGGGGCGATGCCCAGCCTCAGCGACATGCAGCGGGCAAGCGCTCTGCGCGCCGAAATCGAGACCCGCATGATCGCGCAGGGCGAACTCGTGCCGCGGGCGCAGGTGCGGCGGCTGTCATCTCAGATCGGTGAGTTCCTGTCCCGGCGACTCAGCAGTCTGGGCAGCGTGCTCGACCCGAACGGCAAGTGGTCGCCGGAGATGCGGGAGGCGGCCGACAAGGCCGGGCAGGACTGGCTGTTGCGCATGTACGCCGATCTCAGGCACATGCTCGAACCCGATGCTGATGCTCAACCCCCAGACGCTGGAGAAGATCGAGGCCGATCTGCTAAGTCTCGCGCGCCTCGGGCACGTCGGGTCGGCGGAAGCGGCGTGGCTGGCCGGGCTTGAATCGCTCAAGCCGCCGAACGCCGTCACCGTCAACGAATGGACCGACGAGCACCGCTACCACAAGGTCAACGAACTCCGGGTCAAGAACAGCACTGCCCTCACACCCTACGTCCCGGGAATTACCGCCTGCGCCGACATGCCCGGCGTGCAGGTCATCGCCGTTCAGGGCAACGCCCGATCCGGCAAGACGGTCGGGGCCGAGAACATCGCGCTCAAGCGGTTCGCCCATGGCCCCTATGGGGACATGCTCTGGTACATGCAGAGCAAAGACGACGTCGCCGATTACATCGAGGAGCGCGGCGAGTGGATGCTCGAAAACCACGAGCAGATCGCCGAGCGCATCGATCGCGCTTTTAAGCGCCGCGCGCGTGACCGGCAGAAGATCGGCGAGAGCCAGGCGCGCTGGCTGGCTGCGACCAAGCAGACGACGCGAGGCAAGGCCGCGCCGCTGATCGTCGCGGACGAGATCGACGCCTACCAGTTGAAGATCGCCAAGGCGATCCTGACCCTGCTGCGCAACCGCCAGCGCGAGTTCGGCACCGCGGCGCTCATGTACCTCGCCAGCCACCCCGACCTGGGGCCAAGCGCCGGCATCTCGTCGATCATTCGAGACGGCCTGCGCCACCTGTGGTGGTGGAACTGCCTACATTGCGGTAAGCCGAGTTCGCCGGCGGCCGAGGCGCCGATCCGCATGAACTGGAACGTGCCGGCGATGTACCCCGAGCTGCGCGGGGTCGAGCGGGTCGACGCGCTGGAATACGTCCGCCAGCGCGCCCGGCTGGTCTGTCCGCATTGTCGCGGCGAGATCAACGACCGCGAGCGGCTGGTCATGAGCCGCGAGACCGGCGCATGGTGTCAGCCGAACCAGCAGCTCGTCGGCCCGCGCAAGGTCGACGGCGAGCATCGCGTCGAGCAGACGATGGGTTTCATCATCCACGCCTTCATGGCCCCGTTCGTCGATCTGTCGGAAGTCGCGCCGGAGTGGCTATCGGCTCAGATGACGTTCGATCTGACGCAGGATGACGAGCCTCTACGGCAGACGACCGTGAAGACGCTCGGCGAGGTGATGGACACCGCATCGCAGGACCAGAAGCTGGAAAGCTGGGAGGTGCTGCGCACCAGGATGCGCGGCGGCGGCGCCTACTACATGAAGACGGTGCCGGAGGGATGCGACTTCCTGATCGCCTTCGTCGACATCCAGAAGCGCGGGTTCGAGGTGCGCGTCATCGGCTACAGCGCGCTTGGCAAGGAATCGTGGCTGATCGATGCCTATCTGCTTGGCGAGCGGCGTGAGGAGGGGCGCAACCTTGACAAGATCGACCCCTTCCTCAACCTCGACGACTGGTCAGTGCTGGAGGAGGGCGTGCTCCACCAAAGCTACCCTCTCGCCGAGGATCCCGACTGGCACATGCCGATCGCGCGAATGGGCATCGACACCGGCGGCGGCGACGAGACCACGAACAACGCGCGCCTGTGGGCGTCGTCGGTCATGTACCGCGAGCAGAACCCCGTGCCGGAGTGGCGGCTGCTGCTGACCAAGGGCAACGCCTACAAGACGGGCGAACTGTACGGGAAGCCACGGCAGGTCATGTTCGACGATCGAGGCGCCGCGCTGGCCGGCCCGGTGTGGGAGCGCACCATCCTCGTTCATCAGCTCAAGAAGATCGTCCGCCGGCGGCAGAACATCGCCACCCCCGGCCCGGGCTTCATGCACGCGCCGCAGGATCTCCCCGAGCAGTATTTCCGCGAGGTCGCCAGCGAGCGGCTGGTCGGCGGCGATTGGGTGCCGGAAGGCCCCAACGAGACGTGGGACGCCTATGTCGCCGGCGAGGCGGTGCGCGAATCCCTCAAGCCGGAGCGCGAGGATCTCGACTTCCTCAACCGGCCGCCGGTATGGGCGAGACCATTCCGGCCAGGCAGAGACCCGGGAATCGACAGCACCGCGCGGAAGCTGGTATCGCCCTATGCGCGGATGCTTCGCATCAATCGGGTAGGGGTCGAGCAGGATGGCGGATTATCGAGCGCTGACCGACGCTGATCTGTCGGCGAAGATCGGGCGCTACGAAGACGCGATCGAGAAGATAGACCTGGGCGGAGACGTCGCCGTCATCGCTGGCGAGGGTCGTCGGATGGAGATCGTCCAGGCCAACGCCAGCGGCGCGCGGCAGACGCTGGAGGATCTCTACTACGAGCGCTCGCGTCGCTTCCCCGACCAATTCCCGCGGCGGGGCCGCGCCATCGGTGTAAGGATCTTGCCGTGACCGACGCTCCCCTGCCCCGGATGACCGGGTTCGACGAACGCGGCAAGCCGCGCATCCGCGGCAGCGCCGATAGCTTCCTGATCGCGCAGGGCGGCTTCCGCAACATGGGGCTGGGCGGCCACCCCGGCGACGTCACCTTCTCGATGCCAAAGACCAGCGCCAAGCAGGAGGTCCAGGCAAACCGCGAGCGCGGTCTCAGGAACAGTCGAGACGCCGAGCGCAACACCGAGATGGTGCGCGGTGGGCTCGACCGGAAGGCCAACACGGTCGTGGGACCGTCGCTGCGCCCGACCCCGTCGCCCGACATCATCTGGCTCGGCCAGGACGTGAAGTGGATGCTGGAATACCAGCAGGCCGCATCGAGCGTCTTCCAGGAGTGGGCGACCGACGTGCATTGTCGGTGCGATGCGGAGGGGCACTACCAGTTCGGCGGTCTCATGTGGCAGGCGTTCCGCACCCTGACCGGTCCCGACAGCGAGGTGCTGGGCTACATCGGCTATGACCGCGACCGCGCCGACCGGCTCGGCTTCAAATGGGGCACCTTCGTCAATCTGATCGATCCCGATCGGCTATCGAACCCCTATGGCGCGAGCAACGGGTGGAACCGGCTGATCGGCGGCCGGATCGTCGGCGTGCCAACGGTCAACACGATCCCAGACGACGCGGTCAACCTGCAGGACGGCCGCGAGACCGATGAGTACGGCGCGATGACGGGTGTCCACGTCGCGGTGAGACACCCGAGTGAGCCGGGGTCGGACCCGCTGCGCTGGGAATATATCCCGCGCGTCACCGACAACGGCCGGCCGATGGCCTTCCACTGGTTCATCAAGCGGCGGGCGGGGATGCAGCGCGCACTGACCAGCCTCGCCGCGGTGCTGAGCACGATCCAGATGCTCAGCCAGTTCTCGTCGGCGACGCTGCAGCAGGCGGTCAGCCATGCCTACATGGCGACGTACCTCAAGACGACGATGTCCGCGGAACGCGCTACCGAGCATCTGGCGCCGGCCGCCAAAGATGGTCGCAGCGAGTGGGACATCAAGGCTGACGCCTATGAGGAGATGAACCTCAACTTCGGCGGCAAGCGCATCCCGGTGCTCGGGCCGAACGACGAGATCAAGTTCGAGAGCCTGCCGGGCGCGCAGATGGATTTCGATCCATTTCGCAACGCTTTCCTGCGCGAGCTTGCGTCCTCGCTGAACGTCTCGTTCGAGCAGCTCAGCCTCGACTTCTCGCGCTCCAGCTATTCGAGCACCCGCTCGTCCATTCTGGAGGCGTGGCGGGCGGTGACGTTCGAGCGGACCATGTTCACCAACCACGTCGCCAACCTGATCTACGACGCCGTGATCGAGGAAGCGTTCGAGTTGGGTATCCTCAAGCCGCCGCCCGGCGCGCCCGGCTTCTACGAGGCGCGGGGCGCGTATACCCGGTGCACCTGGACCGGGCCAGGCATGGGCTGGGTCGACCCGCTCAAGGAGATCCAGGCGGCCAAGGGGCGTATGGGTTCGGTCGTCACTACGCTGTCCGCCGAGGCGAGCGCGCAGGGCGGCGTGTGGACCGACAACATCATCCAGCGCGCGCTGGAGGTCGAGTTCGCCGCGCAGCACAACGTCATCATCGACGTCGGCACCGACCCGCAGTTGCTCGCGAACAACGAGGCGGCCGATGGCGCGGAGGAAGCCGCCGCCAACCAGGCCGAGGAGACCCAAAATGCCTGAGACCATGCTCCGCCCCGTCGACCGCCCGCTCCAGCTTAGCCGAGCCATGGGGCGCATGTTCGACCGGCCGCTGGCGATGACGGAGGCCGACGCGCTGCGCTGCCTGGCGGTCGTGCGGGGGAAGTACGGTCTCAACCTCATCACCAGCGGCGGTGAGGTGATGGACGATGCGGCGATGAATGGCATGATCGCCGAGGCGCGCCAGCAGGCTGCGGTCGACGCGACCCGGCGCCGCGGTCAGATCTTCGACGAGGCCGACGACGTCGCGGTCATCCCCGTCTGGGGCACGCTGATGCAGTCGTGGGGGCTCGACCCGTGGTGCGGCATCACCGGCTATGACGGCATCGAGGCCAAGGTGATCGCCGCGTCGCTCGACGACAACATCAAGGCGATCTGGCTGGACGTCGACAGCGGCGGCGGCGACGTGAGCGGCTTGTTCGATCTGTGCGATCTCATCTGGTCGGTGAACGCCAAGAACGGGGGCAAGCCCATCTTCGCGTTCGTGAACGAGCACGCCTATTCGGCCGCCTATGCGATCGCGTCCTGCGCCGACAAGGTGTGGATGCCGCGCTACGGCGGGGTCGGCAGCGTCGGCGTCATCACGATCCACCAGACCTTCGCGCGGCAGGATAAGGCGCAGGGGATCGACGTCACCGTCATCCGCGCCGGCGAGCAGAAGGCCCGGGCCAACAGCGTCGAGTTGCTGCCGCCGGAGACCAAGGATCACATCCAAAAGCAGATCGACGTCATCCGAACAGGCTTCATCAACCTGGTCACGCGCAACATGCCGGGGGTGACTGCAAAAACTGTTCGCGAAACCGAGGCTCTCGACTATATGGGCGAAGACGCGAGGGCCATCGGGTTCGTAACTGGCATTTGCTCCTACGTTGAAGCGTGGGGTAAATTGCAGACACGGATCAACCGCTGAGAAGCACAGGAAGGGCACCTCGTCATGTCGAATCCACGGACGTTTCATGGTCTCGCGAAGCTGATGGCGCGCGCGGGTCTCAAGCCGAAGCCCGGCGCCAACGCCGATGCTCCCGCGCCCGGTGAGGAGGATGACGACACCTCCGACGCCAATCAGGACGACACCGGCGACGGCAACGAGGGCGACGATCAGAGCCAGGGCGATGATGCGGGCGCTGGTGGCGACGACGGCAACGACGAGACCGACGGCCAGACGGGCGGCGACGGCAACGAGGGCGGTGACGACGACGATAGCGCCGACGCCGGCACCCAGGCCAACACCGGATCGGCGGACTATCGCGCCGGCGTGACCGCGACCAACGGCCGCTGGGCCGCCGTCTTCGCGTCGCCCGCCGCCCGGTCGAGCCTCGAACTCGCGACCGATCTCCTCGCCGACACCAACATGGCGCCGTCGGCGATCGTGAGCATGTGCGAGCGGCACAAGACGGGCACCGGCGCCCCGGGTAAGCTGGCGTCCACGCCGCGTCCCAATCTCGGCGGCGCGACCGGCGCAGGCCAGCAGGGCGGCGGCGATCCCGCGAAGTCGGCGCGCAAGAGCGCGGCTGAGCGCGTCAACGCCCGGCTGGGCGGCAAGGGTGTGAAGGCGGGTCGTGCCGGTGGGCGCGGGTCTCGCAAGCAGCAGGAGGGTTGAACGATGCCGATGAAGACCATGACGTTCTCCGACGCAAACCGCGACTTCGGGTTCCTCGCCAGCGAGTCGCCGGGCCGGATCTCGCGCGAGCAGACCACGCTCGCGGGTCCGCGCCTGACCGACCTGATGCCCGGCACCGTGCTGGGCCGCTCGCCGAAGGGCGCTGCGTCGGCGTTTGCCGGCCCCACCATTTCGGGTTCCGGTGCGCCCGCCGGCAACGGCGTCATGGGTGCTGTCACAGTCACCGCCGGCGCACCCGCTGGCACGTATCAAGTCCGAATCCTGAACCCGCAGGCGAACGCCGGCGCGTTCGAGGTCTATCGCCCGGATGGCTCAGTCGACGGCGATGGTGTTGTCGGCCAGCCCTACAATGGGTCGATCGCCTTTACGCTGGCGGACGGCTCGGTCGATTTCGTCGAAGACGACCGCGTGCCGGTCACCGTCACCTATGCTGCGGCCAACGGTCAGGTGTCGCCGCTTAACCTCGCGGCGCTCAACGACAGCCAGATCGCCGACAGCATCCTGGGGATGCGCCAGCCGGCCGGCACGGCGCCGAAGCGCTGCGCGGTCGTCGCACGGCATTGCGAGGTAATCGACAACCTCATCATCTGGCCGGCGGGCATCACCGCCGATCAGAAGGCGAAGGGCATCGCGCAGCTCGCCGCCAAGGGCATCATCGTTCGGCCGAACGTCTAACCGCAATCGGCGCGTGCCGCGGCGCTTCCCGCGGCAGAAACCAAGGGGTCGCCCGTGCGGGCGATAAGGCAAAGAGGACCGACCGATGGATGAAGTGGCTCTCGATATTTTCCGCACGGACGATTTCCGCGCGACGACCATGACCGAACTGGTCAACGACATCGACTATGTGCCCTATGAACTCGACGCCATGGGCATCTTCGAGGAGGTGTTCCTGCGCACCACCACGGTGACGCTGTACCAGGAGAACGGCCAGCTTCGCCGCATCCCGACCACCGAGCGCGGCGCGCCCGAGCCGTTCAGCCACCGCAACGGGCGCGTGCTGCGTCAGCTCAGCGGTCACCGGCTGGCCGAGCGCGACATCATCCGCAGCCACGAGGTGCAGGACGTGCTCAACCCGCACATCCCGCAGACCCAGCGGCTGGAGACCGCCAACGACCTGATCGCGGAGCGGCAGCAGCAGCTCATCGACGACATGAACTATACCAAGGAGTTCCACCGTCTCGGTGCGCTCCAGGGCGTGGTCTATGACGCCGACGGTGTGTCGGTGATCGACGACTGGTACGAGATGTTCGGCATCGCGCGGCCGACGAACGTGATGTTCGACTTCGACGCCTATTCGGCCGTCGAGGACCAGGGCAAGCTGCGCCAGATGGTCGACGCCGATATCGTGACGCCCGGTCTCCGGTCGCTGCGCCGCCGCCGCCGCCCCGGCACGAATTACCACGCGCTGGTCGGGGACGAGTTCTGGTCGATGCTGTCCAGTTCGCCGGCCTACGAGCGCACCATGCTGACCGACGCCATGCGCGCGCAGCTCAACGACGATCGATCGTGGACGACGATCACGCTCGGCGGTGTGACGTGGCACCACTACTACGGCGACGACGACCAGAAGCTGGCGATCGCCAGCGACGAGGCGGCCTTCTTCCCGATGGGGGCGAAGGACGTGTTCAAGGTCTACTACATGCCGGGCGAGAACTTCGCGCAGGCCAACCTGCCGGGGCTGCCGCTCTATAGCGTCACCTCGCCCGACTATCGGCCGAACTACAACGAGTGGGTCGAGGTCGCCGTGAAGTCGTATCCCGTCTTCGCGAACCTCGCGCCGCAGTCGCTGTTCCGCGGCAAGCTGGGCTGATCGGCCACACCGGCCCCGTCGCGAGGCGGGGCCGGACGACGAAGACGCGGGCGCACACGGCCCGAGAAGGGAGACGATTTCGATGTCCACCAGCATCATGGTCCAGGCGAAGAAGCGGGGTACGCTGACGTCGGCGACGGGCAACTATCACTTCGACCCGGATGGCTTTCCGGCGGCGCGCAAGCGGCTTGTGCCGGCGGCGGTCGCGGCGGAAGCGCAGGCGAAGGGCCTGGTCAAGATCCTCCGCACGCGGGTCATCACTGAGGACGAAGGCGACACGTCGGTCGACGGCCGCGCGGCGGAGCGGGCGTCAGCGCACCGCGGGCGGCTTGACGAGCGCACCGGCGCGATGGCCGACATGCTCGGCGCCAGCGGCGTCGGCGACACCTTCGCCACCACGCACACCGAGCAGGACCGTACCATCACGGCCAACATCGGCGGTGGGCACATCGTCGAGGAGATCGACGACGGCGACGGCTCCGACGAGCATGACGAGGCCGGCGACGATCACGACGACGACGGTATCGAGCACACCTCCGACGCCGGTGACGCGCCGCCTGCCAGCGACGATGCGGCCGATGGCGAGGGCCTGAACTCGGGCTCCTCGCGCGTTCGCCGCGCTGCCGCTCGCAAGGCCGCCGCCGGGGGTCAGGGCGCGGCCTGATGGACTATGCGGCTCTCGCCGCACGCATGGACGCCGAGGTGGACACCCGCCTCGGCGATTCCATTTCCTATTCACAGCGCGGCGCGCCGTTCCGCCCGATCAAGGGCTTCGTGACCGACGCCGATCCGGGGCAGGATCTCAGCGCCGCCGGCATAGACCCGCTGCCGCGCCGCAAGCGCGTGAAGGTCGCCATCGCGAGCGTCGCTGAAATCTCAACGCAGGACCGGCTGCAGGCCGATCTGCTCGGTCCCGGCATCTTCCGGCCCCGCGTCAGCAAGCCCCGTGTCGACGGGCGCTACTGGCTGTTCGACGTGGAGCGCGCCGGATGACGCTGCCTCAGATGCCCTTCGACATCGTCGCCGACGCGGTGGTCGACACCGTCTCGGCGATCGAGTGGAGCGCGTATCTCGACGGCAGCGACGACGAGCCGCTACCGTCCGTGCGCCACTGGCGCGGCAACTATGCCGATCAGGATGAGCGGCCGGCCATCCTCGTTCGCATCGACGGCGACGAGCCGAACGAGGCCGACGTCGGTGAGAGTTTCGGCGTCTGCGGCGAGCTGCGCATGAACCTTGCGATCTCCCTGATCGTCGATGCCGATCTCGCAACTGCGGTGAGCGATCAGGACAGGACCGGGCTGGGCGCGCTCGGCGCGCTGGCGCTGCTGTCCGTGCGCGCGCTCAAGGCGGCGATTTCCGATCCCGACGTTGGGCTGGGCGCGGTCGCCGACAATGTCCAGGATGCCGGTCGCGGGCCGGACGGTGAGAACTCGTCCGACGAAGGCCGGTTGGTCCAGAGCCTCATTGTCGCGTATAGGGTGCGCGACGACGATCCCACGGTGTTGCTGCGCAGAGGAGTGAACGCATGACGGCCAAGCTGACCGACGAGACCGGCCGCAACAGTCTCGACCCCGCCAACGCCCCGGTCTCGCTGCCGCCGGCGAGCTTCGACCTCGACAAGCTGACCGGCGCCAGCGCGCGGGTTGTCGCCGCCGCGCCCGAGAAACGCGACGCTGCGGTTGCCAAGGCGCTGGATGGCGCTCTGCCCAAGGGTGATGCGGATGCCGGCGCTCGGGATCGCATGAAGGGCAGCGATCCGTCGGACCAGGCCGGCTTCGTCAAGCGCGAGGTCGAGCACGAATCGATCGACGGGCTCGTCGAGAACCTGCGCGTCTTCGATCCGTCGAAGGCCGATGAACAGGCGCCGGATCAGCCGGTGCCGGCCGCGCCGATCGCTCCGAGCGATCAGGCCAAAGGGGAGTAATCAGCGATGACGTGGAACCACAGGGACAAGCTGTTCGCGATGGGCGTGGTGATCCAGCCCACGCCGGGCGTCTTCGTGCTGCCGGGGCAGGCCGACCTGGTCGGTGTCGCGAACCCGGATGCCGGCACCGACATGCAGTCGACGCAGGACCCGACGCAGACCGGGTCGGTCTGGGATGCGAATCGCATCTATCTCGGTCAGACCGGCACCGGCGGCGGCACGATCCCGCTGCGCGGGCCAGGCGGCGCCGCGCCGCCCGCGGCCAACACCTTCCCGCTCGGCCGCATCATGCAGGCGTGCGGCTTCGCCGAGATCATCAAGGCGGCGGGCGGCGCGCCGACGGCGCACCCGGCAGGGTCGACCACCACCTCGCTCGCGCTGGCGAACACGGAGAGCGCGGTCGACGACATCTTCATCGGCGTGCCCATCGCCAGCGGCAGCGTCGGCGTGGGTGTGCGCAGCACCACGATGATCCGCGACTATGTCGGGGCGACGCGCACGGCGCTGCTGGCCGAGACGCTGGGCACGGCGCCGGCAGCGGGCTCGAACTATCAGTTCCCCGCCTCGATGACGTACCTGCTCGGCACGCTGACCACGCCGCCGCCGCTGTTGAGCATCTCGGTCTGGCGTGACCGCCGGCGGTACGACTTCCGCGACTGCGTCATCTCGTCCTGGTCGATCGACGTGCCGGTGGCGAACGAGGCCAATCAGGGCTTCCCGTCGATCCAGTTCGCCTTCAAGGGTGTGCCGCTGGACGACGATGGCACGGTCAAGACGACGCCGACGCTCCCCACCTCGCTTCTCAACATCCCGGTGCCTCCGGCGAAGGGCGGCAAGTTCTTCCTGGACAAGGTCAAGCTGGGCCACGCGAGCACGAAGTTCAGCATCACGCTGGAGACCGGCGCGGCGTCGAACCAGAACCAGGACGCGGGTCAGGACGGCTACGACATCCTCTCCGGTTCGCGGACGATCGAGTTCGACCTGAACCAGATGGACGTCGCCGACTTCGACGTCGGCTCGCGGGTCAAGAACCAGACGCTGTTGTCGCTGCTCGACACCTGGGGCGGCGGCGCGGGCAACTGCATGGGTCTCATGGTTCAGAACCTGGTGCTCGACCCGTTGAAGCCGGGCTCGCGCAACGGCTACGTCTCGCTGACCGGCAACGGCGCGCCCACCGACGTCGACAAGGCGGTGGCGCTGTCGTTCTGGGGCTGGACGAACTAGCTCTCCCCGGGTTGCCAGCCCTCCGCTGCAACCACCTGGCCCCGCAGCTTCGGCTTGCGGGGCCTTTTCTTATCGGTCAGGGTTGAAACCTGATCTTCGCCAAAGGAGCGACAGATGAAGGCTCTACGATATTCGATCGCCGCGGCGGCGCTCTTGATGCCCTCGGTTGCGCTGTCCCAGGCACAGCCGAGCGGGCTGCAGCCCTCCAGCCAGGTAAACGGCGCGCCGGGCATGTTCTCTGTCCCGTCCGCATCAGGCAAGCACGTCAACGTCCCGGCGTTCATCCCGATTGATCCGTCGACCGGACTGTACGTGCCGCCGGCGGCACCTGCGGCCGCATCCTCGACTGCTGCGCAGTCCGGTTACGCCACCAGCCGCCGCTCCTACCTGGTTGTGGTGGCTGGGCCTGGCTACGCCGTTGGCGATCAACTCGATCGTATCGTGACGACCAACGCCAGCACGGGCGCGATCGTCGCGTCTTACTGGCTGAACGTCACGACGGGGGCGCAGATCAGCGGTTATCCGTCGAGCGCCAATATCGCTATCAACTCAGGGCAGGCGAACCTGGTATCGGTGACGGGATCGGTCAGCAACGCCGCGCTCGGTAACCCTACTGACCCGGCCGCCACGACCACCGACGCGACCGCGCAATCGCTGGTCGCGCTCGCCAAAGCGCTGCTCGCGTCGAACCAAGGCTCCATCCCCGCGGGAAGTATTGCCACGATCATCGGTAGCGTGGGTGGAGCGCAGTCGGTTGGTGCGGCGCTAACAGGCGGCGGCAATTGGAATTGCCTGCTCGACGCCACGTCTGTGTGCCGAGCCGCTACCGGGAACGCGGCGGGCGCCTACGTGCAAGGTCCAGGAGGTGCGGGCTCGGCCGCGGTAGGCAATCCCCTCCGTCTCGGCGTGACGGATGCGAGCGGCAACACGCAGTCGCTGAAAGGCGACAGTAGCGGCTACCTCTACGCGCTGCCCTACGGCAATGCTGCCCTGGCACCGCCGGCTGCCGTCGCAAGCAATGCCAAGGTGCCTCTCTGGCTCGGCGGCTACGGCGAGACGATCACCGGGTACAGCGATGGCGCGATCGATTATTACGCTCGTGGCAACGCAAGCGGCGCCTTCATGCAGGGGGCGGCGGCGAGCGGCGCGCCTGTAGCCGGCAACCCGGTTCCGATGGGCTTCTCGGACGGCGCATCCGCGCAACGAGTGAAGGGCGACCCGGCAAATGGCGCGACGTTCGTCGAGGAGGCGACGCGCACGGCGTATGTGAGCGAGACCACAACCGCGCTGGCGGCCTCAGCGACATTCACCAGCACCGCACGCGACATAGGCGGGACAATCGCAGGATCCCCGAGCAAGTGGGGCAGCTTTGGCTGTATGGTCCGCGCCGACCAGGCAGGGACAGCGACCCTGTCGGCGTCGAACGACAACGCCACCTTCTTCACGATTCTGTCGCAGTCGATCAACGCGCTAACGACCTACACGCTTACCAGTCCGATCTTCATGCGCTTCTGGAAGTGTTCGGTGACGAACGGCTCCACGGCGCAGGGATATCTTTTTGTCAACACGCGCGCGGGGAACTAAATCATGAGGAAGATGCTTCGCGGGCTCTCGCTGGCCCTCCTTTTCGCTGCTCCTAGCGCAGCTCACGCACAGACCTGCGTCGCCAACGGGCAGGCATGTGCTGTCGCGTCGAGCGCGCCCGGAACCCTTCCTTCCTACGAGGGGCTGGTTTCCAACAACCTCTACGCCCCCCATCAGATTTTCAGCGGCAACTCGATGAACGCTCGCGTGCCGTTCTATGCGCGCGACGCGATCACCGGCCCGTGCCGGGTGCGGATGCCCTGGTACTATCTGCTGAACACGACCTGGGAGTCGGGGACTGGTCTCGGCGCAGCCACCGTGACGTTCAAGCTGGAATACCCCGCGGGGACGTTCACTACCGTGACGTTCAGCGGAGGCGCCGCAACCGGCGCAATGGCAGCAGGCGGCGTCGTGTGGAGCGATTATTTTACGCCGGCCGTGCCGATTCCAAACGGCGCACGGGGCTGGTTCCGCAGCTTCGTGACCACGAGCGGCAGCAACATCATCCTCACCAACCGGGGCTCGTCGAGCGGTGCAACAAGCGGCGGCTTGTCGTTTGGCAGCGGGCTGACCGACCAGACCGGCAACGCAGGCTTCACGCCCGCCAGCGTGGCGAACGCCTATGGACCCGACGCCTTCACCTGCCAGACCACTAAGCGCACCGTTCTCGATTGGGGCGACAGCCGCGAGCAGGATCTCTCGGTCTATGGTGACGCCACTTACGATTACGGTCTGATCGTCCGCAGCATCGGCCCCAAGTACGCCATAACGTCGAGCGCGATCGCCGGTGGCAGCATGGGTGCATCCGACGCATCGCCGGCAGCGCGAGCCAATACCTATGCGCTTGCGGCCTATGTCTCGGATGCGATTGTGGCCTTGGGTTACAACGACCGCACGACCGCAACGGCAACGGTCGATACCTACTATCAGAACCTCTATTCGGGCCTGAAAGCGGTCAATCCCAACATCCGCATCGGGCAGACGACGATCTTCTCGGGCACCACCACGACCGTCGCGACCGGAGGTCTTTCGTCGTCCGGCACGACGGCCACCGTGGCACTCACCGCTGCGCAGGCCGCCCAGCTTTGGGTCGGCGAGACCGTGACGATCGCCGGCGTAACGCCATCGGGTTATAACGGCACCGTCGTCATCACCGGCATCAGCGGGTCGAACGTCAGTTATACCCTGCCGGCTGGCGGCACCGGGCTTGCCGCGTCGACCGCCAACGGGACGTTCTCGGACATCGGCCAGTCGCGCGACGTGCACGTCTTCCAGACACCAGCCGTCAGCACGTCGGCGTTGGCGACGATCAACAACACCACACGGCAGTCTCGCCCCCAGGTCAGTTACTATATCGAGGTGGCGGACTTCTTTGACGCAGGAAGGGACACGACCTATTCCAAGCCCAACCTGCTGATTGATGGTGTGCATCCAAATCGCTACGGCAACCAATCGTTCAAATCGAGCGGTACGGTGCTGAACGCATTGCCGGGGAATTGAGATGGTCCGTAGGACAGTCGCAGCGCTACTTCTAGCCGGACTCGTTCCGTCTGCCGCCGTGCCGCACGGAGAGGTCGTGGTGACGATCGGCGACAGCACCAACTATCAGAAGGGGCAATACACCGCCTACAACGCCCCGTACTGCGTCTCGTCGGCGCCCTGCAACACTTACACCAGAGGCGTCGATTACGCGGACTTCTCGGACGTTCGGCCGTTCTTCTTCCCCGCGAGGTCGACTCTCCGCTGGTCCTGGCCGGCCGGACGCTCAACGATCGCCGGCTACATGGAGCTGATCTTCGGCAACTACGACAGCAGCGTGCCGAAGATCGCCGTCCCACCCGTCCAGGTCGGCTCCATCAGCAACTTCACCGAGGACTGGTCAATCTCGCTGACCGGCAACCCGCTGGACTATAACGTCCTGTCGGAGTTCTACTGCACGACTGTCGCGGGCAATGCCAACACCAAGGCCGAGGAGGTCGGGTTCTTCTACAACATATCCGACATTGGCCTGACCTACTTCAACGGCGCCACACTGGTCGGGACGTGGAACGACGGCGTCACCACCTGGACGGTGCGCACCAAGGCCGACGGCTCTGCCGGGCACTACATCATGTTTTACGCTGGCGGCCAGCGGCTCAGCGGTCATGTCGACCGCAAGGCAGCGATGCAGTGGCTGGTGGCGCAGGGCCAGGTCGACCCGACGCACTACATCAACGGCACCGCCATCGGATCGGAGGTCGTGCGCCGTTCCGGGTCAATGACCGTGGCGGGTTGGTCTGAGGTGTTGAACTAACGGAGAATCATCATGCGCTGGACGACTGTGGCTTTGTTTGCCGCCATCCCCGCTTTGCTCACCCAGACGCCTATTGGGTCGCAAATCCTCGCGAATGGCGGCGCTCCTTTACCGACAGCCTTCAGCGGTACGACGTGTGCGAATTGCATCATGTCCAGTCCCACCTTTACCGGTGGGGCAACGCTCGACGGCCGAGCGATCATGACCAGCGCGGATATGGCGGGAGAGGTGGCTGCGCGCAATGCTGCGATCGCGGCGGCCGCCCCGGCTATGAAGGCCGTGGGCCTCGCCGATGCCACCTTGTCCCAGACCGCTACGGTGGCGGTCTCGAACGGCTATCGCACGATCACCGTTGCCGAGGCGGATTGTCAGGGCAGCGATCGGGTCTACCTGACACCGATCGCGCCGCTGCCCAGCGGCTACAGCCTCACCGACGCATGGTGCGGAACGACCGGCCAGCTCACGGCGCAGATCTACGGGCCGGCGCTGGCCTTGGGTGCTTCGTATTCTATCCCTGTTCGCGTCACTGTTTTCCGATAGGATCGTCGCCGCACCACGGGGTGCAGATAGGAGTGACCGATGATTTCCCAGAACGAGCATGACGGTGGCCCGGCCGACGATGAGACCGGCGACGAGGACGACGTCGTCGCGGAGCCCGATGGCGGCGCGGTGACGAACGACGAAGGCGGCGGCCCGCCCCACGGCCCGCGCCCCGGCGACGGCCCCGGCACCGGCGGTCAGTGATCGCGATGGACGGCCTGACTGAGATATACCTGCTCGGCCTCGCCGTCCTGACGGCAGCGTCCGCCATCTACCAAGATTGGCGGGCGCTGCTCGTCCTCGTGCTGATCTTCGCGTCCTGGTGTGAGAACGCGACGTTCTATGCCGGGACCAACATCGACAATTGCTGGTGGTTCAACTTCGTCTCGAACCTCAGTTTCTTCGCGCTGTCGTTCAGCCTGCTGCGGATCGGTGACGGCTATCTGGAGCGCCGGTCGGTCATCTGGTGCGCCACCTTCGTTGCCTTGGCGGCTATCGATGTCGCCGGAATATCTATATCGAGCGGAACCTATTGGGATTGCGCGTGGATCGCTTCTGCCGTGCAGCTCGCAATCGTCTACCTGGGGGTCGAGCACGATGGAGGGAAAGGCGCTGCTGTCGATGGTGCTGGCCGTCGTGCTGTACCCGCCCATCGTGATGCTGGTATGGGCCTGGGCAGAGGCTAAGATCCGCGGCGACCACAAGCGTCGGCGAGACGACTGAGCGCCCCTTGCGCGTCGCTTGAAGATGAGGCACATCGAGATCATTGGTGCGGGATGGTGCAGCCAGGTAGCACGGCAGGCTCATAACCTCGCAGGTCGCCGGTTCAAATCCGGCTCCCGCCACCAACAGAATCCCGGAGCGAAAGCTCGCCCGTCTCGACGGAGAAGGTTCGACTGATCGGGAGAGTGCCCGGCCGACTGAACCCGCGAGTGAGTAGGGGTGCCGACCCGGATCGGCTGACGGGGTGGAAAAGTCACCAAGCTATCGGGAGGGCGGGTCGGAAGCGGACCCCGGGTGCGATCGCCCCGGCCGGATTAGACACCCGGCGTCCCTCCCGACCATGATCTAGCTGCCGGTGCGGTGTACCGGACGGGAAACTATTCGGGCTGCCGTGGAAACCGCCATACCGGGTTCGACTCCCGGCTAGATCGTCCAACCCGGAAGGGGGTGTTGCCCTTGGCTAAGCCAACCTCGCGAAGCGGCCCGCCTTCGGACACGGGGGCGGGCCGTTCGGCTTCGACGGCTTGCCATAATCGGTGAACGCCAGCATGGTCGCGGCCGGCATCATGCCGAGGAAAGGGCCAACATGACGATCCCATTGACATCGAAGCGGCTGCTCTCGTTCACGCCGCCCTCCCTGCGCGCAACCGAGGACTCGCCGCAGGGCTACACCGCGCCGACGTTCGATCTGCGCGTGCCTTCCTATCAGGACAAGGACGAGATCGGCCTGCGCCTGTACCGGCTGGGACTGCGCCAGGTCTCTACCGACACGATTCGCGCGCTGATGGTCAGCGAGATCTACGCGATCGAGAAAGCCGAGACGCCGGAAGCTGCTGAGGCGGCGGCCGAGGAGAAGGCCATCTGGATCGAGCAGCACTGGTCGCTGACCGAGCAGGACAACGCTGACGAGGAGGCGTGGAATACGCAGGAGCGCGAGCGCTTGGCCGACATCGCGGCAGGGGCGCCGGAGCGCGAGCCCGCGCCCAAGCCGGTGAAGCGGACCAGCGTTCGCGATCGGGCGCGGGTGGCGCTGATGGTGCAGGACATCATCGACGGTTCGCAGCGGGTTCGGGACAAGCTGGCCGATCAGCAGAGCTACGACGTCCGCTACCGGCAGGCGATGGTCCGGCTGCACCTCGCGCACATCCACGGTCTCAAGACGAAGGTCTCCCTGTCCGGCGGCTTGGTCGATGACAGCGTGATCGAGGCCCTGCGCGGCGAACTGTTCGAGCGCGGCGACTATGCCGCCTATGACGAACTCGTCCAGGAGATCAGCGACCTGTACGAACTGCCGAAGGAGGAGGTGGGAAACTCCGGCTCGCCGCGCGAGAATATCTCGCCGGCGAGTGGTTCACCGCAACCGAGCGCCGAATCGGCGCCCAGCGATGGGAGTTCGACGAGTGGGTCGGAGGGCCGACCATCGAGTATCGAACCAGCCCCCGCCGCCGCATCACCGCCAATCACCGAAACGTCGTCTCAGCCTTCGCCCGCTGCCGAGAGCAATATGGACCAGAGCGCTGGCCTGACGACGGCAGCCTGATCGAGCAGCCGCGACGCCTGATGCTGGCGTTCGGCATCCTGCACGAATACTGGCGCGAGAATGAGCCGGCCTCCCAATAGCGGGGCCGGCTTTTTCGTGGCAAAGGGGCTCAGCACTGTTGAGCCCCTTGCTGGAGACCAGTCATGAACCACGACAGCAACACCGAAATGATGAGCCGTCAGGCGCGGATGCGCGATGCCGAGCTGCGCCTGACCGAGCGGGCTGGCCTGCTGGAGACCGAGCGGCAGAAGCGGTCGTTCGGCGTCAGCGCCGTGCCGCGCCGTTGGGGACGCAACACGGTACGCTGATGGGCGTCCGATCGAGCGAGGACCGCCCGCTCAGCGCGGTCTACCAGCAGCTCGAACAGGGCGACCGCGAGATCCTGGAGCGTGCCGCGGCGGTGGCGGTCGACAAGGCCACCCGCCTTGGTGCCGCCCAGATCAAGAACACGATGCGTGCGCGCGGGCTGGGCCGGCTGTCCAACGCTGTCGGGGTCACCACCAGCCTCCAGCGCGGCAAGAAGACGGGCAGCAACGCCTGGGGCGCGATCTTCGCCAAAGGCGGCGACGACAGCCTCGCCGGCGGCGCGCTGGAGATCTACGGGCGCGGCGGGGCGATCACCCCCAAGTTCGGCGCCTATGTCTGGTTCCAGACCGCGGCGCTCAAGCGGCGGGTCGGCCGCTACCGCATGACGCCGCAGCGCTACATCGATTCCGGTTCGCCGCTCGGGCCGCTGCTGTTCCGCCGCAAGAACGCGCGCATCGGCGAGTTCTTCGTCAAGGGTGCGGTGACGTCGGCGAAGAATGGCCGCGCCCGCCTGCCCGGCCCGCGCAGCAAGGCGCGCGGCACGATTGTGGTGCTGTTCGTGGGGGTCAAGAGTACCACCCGACTGGCCCGCTTCAACAAGGATCAGATCGTCAGCCTCGTCGCGGGTCTCGTGCCGGCCTACATGGTCGACGAGATTGCGGCCCACTTCAACGACCGCTGACCCCGCCCGGCATATCGTGTAGCGTCCGCCCTCGAACCAAGAGGGCAGGCCCATGGCGCGCAGTTCCACATTCACCAGCTACGTGCGGAGCGAACTCGATCCGCGCACCGGTACCGCCTATCGTCAGCTTGAGACGATCGCCAACCGCACCTACGACAGCATCGCGCGGCGCGCGGCGGCGGCGAGCACCGCCTCCGCCCAACTTGCGGCCGGCGGCACGGGCGGCGGCGGCGCCGCGGCGACCAAGATGGCGCGCGTGCTCGACGCCACGGCGGCGGCGCAGACGCGGGCGGCCAAGGCGGCGAACGACAACTCCTCCGCGCAGCGCCTCCATGGCACTGCCCTGCGCGAGGCGGCGACCGCCAGCATCGGGCTGGAGCGCAACCTCTCGACCCTCGCCACCACCCTGAACGTGGTCCAGGGGCCGCTCGGCCCGCTCGCGGGGCGCGTTCGTTCGGTGAGCGCGGCGATGACGGAACTGACCGGCCTGCGCTTCGGTGTGGCGGCGGTGGGCGCGTCGCTGTTCGTCTTCGGCCGGTTGGCGAGCGAGTTCACCAACGTCCAGAACCGCCTGCGCCCGCTGTTCGATACCCAGCAGCAGTTCAACCAGGCGTTCGGCGACGTGGTCGGGATCGCCAACCGATCGCGCCAGGCGCTGGCGCCGCTGGCCGAACTCTACTCGCGCATCACTATCGGCGGCCGGGACATCGGTCTCAGCCAGGCGCGCATTGGCCGGGTAACCGAGATCGCGGCGAAGGCGGCGACGCTCTCCGGCGGTTCGGCCGACATCCAGCAGCGCGGTATCGTCCAGTTTTCGCAGGGCCTTGGGCGCGGCGTGCTGCAGGGCCAGGATCTCAAGGCGGTGCTGGAGGACATCCCGATCCTCGGCAAAGCAATCGCGGCCGGGTTCAAGAACGCGGACGGCTCGATCGGCACCACGATCGGTCACCTGCGCGATCTGGGCTCCGAGGGGAAGCTGACCGGTCTCGCGATCGCCGACGCGCTGGAGCGCGCTGACCAGAAGGTGGTCGAGACCCCGTTCGCCAAGCTGCCCATCACGATCGCTGCCGGCATCTCGCGCGTCGAGAACTCGTTCGGCCAGGTCATCGGCCGGATCAACGACGCGACGGGCGCCACCGATAAGCTGGGCGGCTCCCTCGTCTTTATCGCGGACCATCTGCGCACGCTGATCGCGCTGGCGTCGGGGCTGGCGGGTGCCTTCGTCGCGCCGAAGGTGCTGTCCTACCTGACCAGCATCGTCACCCGCATCGACGACGCGGCGGAACGCAGCGCGCGGCTGTCGGCGGTGGTGGCCGGCACCGGGAACGTGACGCCGATCAATGCGCCGGCGCCGGTGCGCGCGCTGGGGCTGGCGCGCAACGCCGCCGACGACGCGAACGCGGCCAATCAGGAGGCGCAGGTGGCAGTGGCCGCCACCCGCGCCAAAATCGCGGCGCTGGAGGAGGAAGGCGTCGCCTACCGGCAGGGCATCGCCGCGGCGCGCCAGCAGCTCGCGGCGGCCGAGCAAGCGGCAGCCGAGCAGGTGGTGGGCGCGAACGCAGCGACCGATGCCATCCTCGCCGAAGCGGCGGCAACCCGGCAGAGCGTCGCCGAGATCCAGGAGGCGGCGGCGGCTGACCGCGCCGCGACCGCGCAGCGCGTCGCCGACACCGAGGCGCGCGTCGCGGCACTTCGGGTCGAAGCCGAGCAGATCACGGCCAGCCAGGCGTTGATCGACAAGCAGGCTGCATCGGCCGCGTCGGCCAAGGCCACCCGAGCCAGCCTGAACGCGCAGGGCATGAGCTACGTCGGCGTGGGTGCGGCGGATCAGGCGGCTCTCGATAGCAGCGTATCCACCGGCCGCGCGCAGGTGCTGATGCGTCAGCAGCAGACGGCAGCCACGGCCGAACTGGCCGCGGCGGAGCGGGATCTATCCTCCGCGCGGTTGCAGGACGCGGCGGCGGCCGATCGGGAGGCTGCTGCCGCCGCGGCGGTCTCCGTCTCGCAGGGCAGCGAGGACGTGGTGCGCCAGTCCACCATCCTGACGACCTATCGCCAGCGAGAGCGGGCGGTGACTGCCGAACTCGGCGAGATCAACGTGCTGCTGTCCGAGCAGTATGGTGTGGCGAACGCGGCGGCGGTGCGCGCAACGGCGGCGACGGAGGCTGTCAGCGTCGCGCAGCGCGCGGCGACGGTGGCGACCAGCCTGTTCGGCGGCGCGCTCAACATCCTCAAGGCGTCGATCCCCTTTCTGGTCATCTCGGCGCTGGTCACCGCCGTCACCTATCTCGCCAGCGCAGAGAGCCAGGCGGCGCAGGGTGCGCGCGAGCTTGCCGATGCCCAGACGACCATGGGCAAGTTCATCGACACGACCACCGGCAAGATCAAGGAGCAGAACAAGGCGCTGGTCCAGGGCGAACTCATTAAGACCCGCGGGTCGGTGGCAACCAGCCGGTCGGCGTTTCAGACGGCTCGCGACGATTTCCGCGCGGCCGGTGCGTCGATCATGCGCGTGCGCGGCGCGGGTGGCATTGGTGACCAGACGATCAGCACTGGCTTGCCCGAGAACATCTCCCGGCTAGTTAACGCGGTCGCCGACAACGTGCGCGGTAGCGCGGCACAGCTAGACGCAGCCCTCACCGTCTATGCCCGCACAAGCACGACCGCGGCGGGGCAGGTGGACGCCATCCGCACGAAGCAAGCGGCTGCGGTTACCGCCCTTCGTCAGGCCAACAGCTTTGAGGCATACGGCCAGACGCTGGAGGGCAAGGGCACGCCCGGTCTCGCGCGCATCGCCGGCGGCGACTTCAACCGGCCCGGCACGCCGGAAAAGATCGAGAAGCCCGGTCTCAGCGCGGCGCAGCTCAAGGCCAATGCCGACCAGGTGGCTGCCAACAACGATCTCCAGCGCGCGATCGCCGCGCGCGAGAAGGTCATCGCCGACGGCGCGGCAGCACGCGAGGCGGGCACCTTCGACGAGAAGGCGTATGGCGACCAGCTCACCCAGGCGACGATCGCGGTCAACCAGGCGCGCGAGGCGCAGAAGGCGCTGAACGCGGCCCGGCGCGACGGCGCCAAGGCGGCGACGCAGGCCAAGCGCAACGAGGGCGACGTCGCCAGGGATGCGGCGCAGCAGGCGCGCGATGCGGCCGAGCGCGCGCTACAGGGCAAGCAGCAGGATCTGGAGGGGCAGCGGCCGACGATCAGCCGCCAGCAATATATCGACCAGCGGATCGCGAACCTCAAGGAATATGACGACAGCATCAACAAGACGAACAAGACGCTGGCGGACCAGCTTACCGCGATCAACGGCAACCGATCGGCGAGCGGCAAGCAGGCGGTCGAGTCGCACAAGGCCGCCGACCAGCAGGTGGCCGACGCCAAGGATGTCGGCGCGGCGCGGCGCGAGCTGACCACCGCGTTCGAGCGCAGCGTCGCCGCGTCCGAACTCCGGCTGCAAGGGCACGACAACGAAGCGGCAGCGCTGGGCCAGACGCTGACCGAGGTCGAGAAGATCGGCGATGCCGGCTATGGGTTCTACCAGACCCTGCTCGCGCAAAACCGGGTCGAGGAACTGCTGAACGCGAAGCTGGCGGAGCGCGAGCGGATCACCAGCACGCTCCAGGCGAGTGTCAACAACGTCCGCGAGTCGCTGACCAGCTTCCTGGTCGACGTGCAGTCGAACGCGCCCCAGGCGGTCGCTGGGCTGGGCAAGAACCTGCTGTCCGGCTTCCAGAAGGGCATGGCCTCGATCGCGGCCGACAACCTGCTCTCCGGCGCCGACCAGCGCATCAAGGATCTCATCTCCGGCAAGAGCGCCGTCCAGTCCGCCACCGACTTCGCGGCGGTCCAGTTCAGCCGCACCGGCACCGCAGCGGCCAACCTTGCCGGCGCGTTCGAGACCGCGCGCAACTTCGTGCTGAGGCTGGTTGGTCAGACGCCGGGCGCGGGCAGCAGCACGACGAGCCCGGCGGTCACCACCACCGGCGTACCGTCCTCGCCGTCCGCGCTCGACACGTCGGTGCTGTCGACGGGTTCGTCGATCAAGGCGCTGCTCGATCCGAACGCCAGCACCGCCGGGATCATGGCAGCGGTCGCCGGCCTAGGTGGCGCGGCGAAGATGCTGGCGCAGAGCACGAGCGACCTAGCCGACGGTGCCGGCATCGCGACCGCGGTCACCACCGGTCTGGAGAAGCTACCCGCGCTTTCCGCGCCGCTGGCCGCGAACGACAACGCCTCGATCTCGGGGGCGGCCGACGCCGGGGCGAACGACAACGAGGTCGTGGTCACCGGCCGCCGCATCGCGCCGGCGATCCAGGAGCCGATCCTCAATGTCGGGGGACCGGTATTGCCGGCCCTGCTGGCGCTGACGAATAGCCAGGCGAAAAGCGCCGCCAAGATGCCGACATTGCGCGAGGTCTACAACGAGACCGGCAAGAGCATCGGCGATCGCCTCGACTCGATCATCGGCACCAAGTTCCTGGGCAAGGTCGGCGACAAGCTGGGCGACGCGCTCGGCGGTGCCGGCAAGGGCAGTCTCGCATCCTCGCTCGCCAGCGCGGTGGGGTTGAAGGGGCAGAGCCAGACGGGCGCGGCGATCGGCGGCGCTGTCGGCGGCGTGCTCGACAGCTTCAAGAGCGTGTCGAAGGCGCTTGGCCCGTTCGGCGAGGCGCTGGCTCCGGTGCTCGGCATCGTGGGCGGTCTGGTGGGCGGCCTGTTCACCAAGGTGAAGTACGGCACCGCGTCCGTCTCGCTCAATTCCTCTGGTGAGGCGGTCGGCGGCACCGGCAGTGGCTATGGGTCGGCTCAGGTGTCGGCGGCGACCGGCGCCGCCAAGTCGGTGGCGTCGGGCATCAACCAGATCATCTCGCAGCTCGGCGCGTCGGTGTCGAACCTGCCCGGCGTCACCATCGGCTCGTTCAATGGCAAGGCGCGCGTCGCCCTGACGAACACGTCGCAGAGCCTAAATTACAACAACTTCAACCACTCCAACCTGATCGATTTCGGCGAGGGCGGCGACCAGGACGCGATCGAATATGCCGTGCGCTACTCGATCACGCACGCCGTGGTCAGCGGGATCAGCCAGGCGTCGAAGAACATCATCGCGTCGGGCCAGGATCTGGAGACCGCCATCACCAAGGCGGTGGCGATCGAGAACATCCCCAAGCAGTTGCTGCAGCTCACCGATCCGGTGAAGTATGCGGTCACGACGCTGAACGACCAGTTCTCGAAGCTGATCTCGTACCTCAACGAGGGCGGTGCCACGGCGTCCCAATATGCCGACGCGCAGAAGCTGTACGATCTCCAGCGCACCGCGGCGATCAAGCAGGCGACGGCCGACACCACCAAGGCGATCGACGACTTCCTGGCTTCGATGACGGCGTCCACCTCGTCGCCCCTGAACAAGCGCACGGCCTATGACAACGCGACGGCGGCGCTGTCGAACTTCCAGACCGACATCAACGCCGGCAAGGTGGTCGACCAGAACGATCTGCTGACGGCCGCGAAGAACTTTCAGGACACGAGCCGCGCGCTGAACGGCTCCAGTTCCTCGTTCTTCGACGACTTCGACATGCTCCAGACGCTACTGACGAAGGCCAGGGATAATGCTCAAGGCGCGGTCGGGACGGACACGGCGGCTACCCTCCCGGTCTCTCCCTTCACGACCGACACCACCGCGGCGGCGGCTCTGGCGACGCTGAACAGCTCGACCAAGAACCAGACCGACGTGCTGAGCCAGAAGCTGGACAATATCGCCGACGTGATCCGCGCGAGCGGCGGCGGGACCAGCACCGCCACGTCCACGTCCGGCAGTTCGGTTGGGCTGCTGCCAGGATTTGCGGCCAAGTCGATCTACGCGGTAGGGTAAGCCATGAAGCCGGTCCTCATCACCATCATGGCGCTCGACAAGAGCACGAACCAGCGGGTGCCGGTGCGCGTCGCCGACGGCCCGAACGCCGACGTGTTCGGCACGAGCGGCTTGGTGTGGGAGCCGGCGATCACCGCGCGCCCGCGGCTCTCGATCGAGCTGATGTCCCTGACCATGGACGGCAAGGTGCAGGCCGGGCAGGCGACGTTCACCATCGCGCTCGACCAGATCCTCAAGGTGCCGAATATCAAGCGGCTCTATTGGTCGGGCGCTCCCGTCGTCGTCTACAACACCAACATCCTGGAGGGGCCGACGGCGGTGCCCGACTTCTCGGGCTACATCACCAGCCCGAAATACGACCAGGACAAGCATACCATCGAGATCACGGCCGAAGCGTCGACCGACTTCATCGACGGCCCGATGCTGACGCTGGCCTTCTCCGGTAACGGCACCACCGTGCCGGCGAACGGCATCCAGGGTGAGCCCGGTCTCCGTGGCACGCTGATGCCGGCGGGCTTCGGCAGCGTGAAGAACATCCAGCCCATCTGGTTCGACACGACCCGCAACATCGGTATGATCGACGGCTACGGCAACACGCTGACCATCGACTGGCTAGGTGAAGGGCTGAGCAGCTTCGGCCCGCGTGTCGCCGACTATCCCACCTACGCCGCGCTCGCCGCCGCGATCGACGGCAAGGCCATCAAGCCAGGGCAATGGGGCACCTGCGTCGCGCAGGGGCTGGTCGGTCTCGGTGCACCGCAGTCGGGCATCATCACCGTCCACGCGACGTTCGGATCCAATCGCCTCGGCGCGATCATGCAGCGGGTGCTGACGATCCACCGCGGCGTGACCGTCGACCGCATTGACGTCGCCGCCTTCGCCGCGATCGACTTCGCCGTTCCGCGGCCGGTGCACCTATGGCTGGCGGCCCAGCGCAGCACCAAGGATCTGCTGGAGGCGCTGGCGGCATCGTGCAACGCCACGCCGCTGGTCACCTTCCAGAACAAGGTCAGCGTCACGCGCGCGGTGTCGGGTGCGCCTGTCGCGACGCTTGATCGATCGGGCGGCGTGGCGCCGCGGGTAATCGACTGGCAGTCAGGTGACGTCGAGCCCCCCTATGCGACGATCACCGCCCGCGCCGCCCGACCCGCGTCGGTGCTGAGCGAGGACGACGTCAATTACGTCGACACCATCATCGACCGCGGCACCTATTACGCCGACGTCGTCTACCGAGCGGGCAACACGATCACTCTCCTCGACGGGAGCCGGTGGCTGTACCAGAACGCTACGCCCGCCGCGGGACACGCGCCGCCTGTTACCGCGGCGGCGGACGCGGCAGGCAACGTGCAGGACGCCTGGTGGTTCAGGACCGTCGCGCCAACCAAGCCGGTCGACGCTAACGGCAACCTGCTGACGACGCTTATCAGCGCCGCGCAGCAGGATGCGACGGCCGCTCTCAACGATCTCGCCCGCATCGGCAGCGACGGCTGGTTGAATGCAGGATCGGAGAAGCGCGAGGTCGTTCAGGACTGGCAGGCGATCGTCAACGAGCAGGGGCCGCTCGACGCGCAGGCGGACGCGGCCGGCGTCAGCCGCACGACGTTCGACAACGCCCGCATGGCACTGTCGGTGTACCTGAACGGGCTGTCGCCGGCGTGGAACGACACGACGCAGGACACGGCGATCGTCGCTACGACGTGGAATGGCAAGTGGACCGATTATTTCTATGCCAAGATCGCGCTGCTCAACGCGATCTCCGCCAGCGCGGCGAAGACGTCCACGTGGAACGGCGTCACCGGGCCGGGCAAGCCGGCCGACAATGCTACCAACAGCGCCGACCCGAGCAGCGCCTATGGCAGCACGACCGTCGACGCCTTCACGAAGCGCGTCGTCAGCGTCGAAACGATCCTCGGTCCTGGCGGCTCGGTGCCCAAGCAGTTCGCCGACTTGCAGGCCCAGATCGATCAGGCCGGCGGCGGTGACGACGATGCTTTGGTCACGCGCGTCGATACGCTGGAGGCATCGGCGCGCGGCAAGGGCAACTCCGCGCCGAACCTCGTTCTGAATCCAGAGTTCGCCGATGGCACATACGGAAGCTGGACGGTAGGCGCCGGCAATTGGGCGATCATCGGCGGCTACGACGTCGGCCCGTTCCTGCAGAGCGGCAACGCGAACGCCTATATCTATCAGGACATCAACGTCTCATCCGGCACGGCATATAGCCTCTCGGCCGACATGGCGCCCGACCAGTCGGGGAACTGCTATGTTAAGATCGACTGGCTCGACAGCAGTGGGCGCATAATCAGTTCTTCGCCAAGCATATACAGCGCGAGTTGGGCGCGGGCATATACCGCTGACAATGCTATGACGTCGCCCAAAAATGCGGCCAAGGCTCGGGTCTACTGCTGCATCGCAAACGCGAACAGCAATGGACGGTTCAGCCGCATCCAGTTGCAACGCGGTGGGGTGCCGACCGCGTATCGGAACGACGGTGATGCCTTCTACAACGCCTCCCGGCTGACGAGCGAGGTGACGCTGCGCACCAATCAGGCAGGCACCTATGCACAGCAGTTTCAGGGAATCGCCTCGCAGTTTGCTGGCACGCAAGGAAGCTGGCTGCTTAGCCAGTTCAACACGCTCAGCGGCACCGTCTCCGATAATCAGAAGACGCTGTCGCAACAGGTAACGACGCTCAAGTCGACTATCTCCGCCTTGGGCTCGCCGAACCTGCTTGCGAACGGCGCCTTCGCCAATGGCCTGACCGGGTGGACCGTCTTCAATACCTCTTTCTATGTAGTGACGGATTATGCCACCAGCGCCTCGGGCATTTTCGCCCAAAGTGTCGGCAACGGCTACTCCGGCATGTACGCCGACGTTTCCAACATTCAGCAGGGCAAGAACTATTGCTTCGGGTTTGAGAGTGACAACGATAGCGGCGACAACCACTGCTACATTTGCCTGCGCTGGTACAACAGCAGCGGCGGTCAGATCGGCTCCGACATCAACGGCACGAGTTCATCTCCGGGGCAGAACGGTTGGGGTCCGTCATATCGGATCAACAACGGCCCCTATGCAGCGCCCTCCGGCGCGGTGCGCGCACGCGTCGTCATCTATCTCTGGGGCAGTTCCACCGGCAACAAGCGGCTGACCCGCATCCAGCTACAGCAGTCGGACCAGCCGACCGCGTACTCCGACAGCGCCTCGCTCCAAGGTCTCCAGGCCCAGGTCAGCCAGATTTCCGGCACGCTGGCGACGGTGCAGGGGCAGCTTGGCGCGTATTTCCAGGTGCAGGCCAGCGCCGGCGACGCCACGGCGTTCGTCAGCGTCAAGGCGACGGTCAACGGGAACAGCACCTCCGACGTGTCGATCGGGGCCAAGGAGTTCCTGGTCTACAACGACGTGAACGGGCAGTTGCTCAAGACGTTCGTGGCGAGCGGCGGCAACGTCCAGATCTTCGGCAACCTGGCGATCGACGGCTCGGTCACCACCCGAAACCTGCGCGACAACAGCGTCAGCAAGCGGATGATCCTGTCGAGCGGATCGCAGGTGTGGACCGGTGACGGGGCTGGAGGTACATACGTGCCGCCCGCCGGGGGTGCGACGGGCACCGGCGGCGACAAATATACCGGCAGGAGCACCGCCTGATGTCGACGGAGCAAAACTTGTTCGGAGACGTCACCGTCGGCCTCGACTTCACGGCCGACGTCACGATCCGCATCAGCGGCAAGCAGATCTACAACAATCTGAGCGGGGCCAAGCCGTGGCAGGTCGCCATCTATTGGGACGGCAACTTGCTCAACTATGCTGGCGGCGCGTCGGCCTATTCAGACGTTGTCTTTTGTGAGGCGGCAGTTCTCGGTGCCTCATCAGGCAATCACACGCTGCGGCTCACTTGGTTCGGCGAGTCTGCTATGCAGTTCCGCGGGGTCAATTGCATCGTCGAGTGGGATTACAAATGAGCGACGACGAGTATACCCCGACCGCTCAGGAAGGCGGCGAGACCATCCAGGTCACCGACAATGTGCCCGATGGCGTGGTCGACGGCCAGCCGCCCGCCGTAACGCCGCCGGCCTATGACCCCACGCCGGAGCCCGCTGAGCCTGACGATGAGCCGCCCGAAATCGTCACGCCCGGTCCAGCCGATTATACCCGGGCCGCGCCTTCCATGTACGCGATCGGGGTTCCCGGCGTTCATCCGCGCATCATCCTGTCGACGCCGCACCGGGAGGATGCCGAGATCCAGGCCCAAGCGGGCGAAGTCTGCCTGCTGCTGACCGACATACCAGCCGAGCCGTATATCCTGACTGCAGACGGAACGCAGTTGTCCACCGTCGCGGTGCCGCTGTCCCAGCTACAAGCGGCGGCGTGGGTGCAAGCGCGCGCCTATCGCGATCACCGCCAGGAGAGCGGTTGCGAGACCCCGCTCGGCCGCGTCGACACGGACAGCGACAGTCAGCGCAAGATCAACGGCGCTGTGACGGCGGCTATGGTGGCTGCGATGACGGGTGCGGAGTTCGCCCCGATCACCTGGACGATGACCGACAACACGCCCGTCGTCCATGATGCTGCGGCCATGATCGCGATGGGCATGACGGTGGTAGCTTTCCTCGACGCTTGCCAGAACGCCGGCACCGCCGTGCGCGCGGCGATCGAGGCGGCGCCGGATGAGACGGCGCTCGCGGCCGTCGACATCACCGCGGGCTACCCAGAATGATCGCGCGGCTGCGAGCGTGGGCGCACGCCTGGCTGATTGCGCTCGACCAACTCGCGTTCGTCTGGCTCGCCGGCTGGTTCTACCTGATCGACCGCGCCGCGCCGCCGAGCCCCTACGAGACGATCAGCAGCTACACCGGCCGGATGGCGAACGCTGGCATGGGCTGGGCGCTGTGGCTCCAGCCCATCATCGACCGGCTGTTCATGCTGCTTGGCAGCAAGCCCCGCCATTGCCAGCGCTCGATCGTCAGCGCGCAGGTGCGCGCCGCATGGCTCGACGCCGCCCCTCCAGAACGATAGGTGCACCACCATGCCCGCGACGCCCGCCGACATCGCCGCCTATACCAATGACGGGGTGGTTCTGACCGCGCCGACCGACGCGACGGTCTCGGCCGCGATCTCCGCAACGCACATCGACGCGAGGACGTCGGACGGTGAGATCGAGATGTTCTACGACCTCGCCGGCGACGCCCAGATCATGCTGACGGAGCGCTTCTCCTACCTCTCGATCGTTGACCCGGTCCATCTAGGGATCGAGGTGGAGGAGGCGATCGCGCTGGGCGACACGATCCCGATTGCGCCGACGGTTCCCACCTTCGGCGTGATCGACGACACCGTCGGGCTCAATGCCAGCGTTCGGTGCCGCGCCTATGCCCACGACATGGGGACCGACCGGTTCAGCGTGGAGGTGTTGTCGTGACGGTCATCTCATCCGCCATCACCGGTATCACCGACACGAACGCCGTGGTGCCGATCTCCAACTATGGTGCCGACGGCACGGTCGATCTCCAGATCAGCACCCGGCAAGATTTTCAGTTCTGCGTCTGCCCGATCTACAACTTCGCGCGCGCCGACAACCTCAGCCTGGCCGGTCTCAACCAGCAGACGACCTATTGGCTGCGCGCTCGCAACCGTGCCGCGAGTGGCGCGATCGAGGACTGGAGCAACGTCGAGGCGTTCCGTACCACCGACCGGCAGGCGCAGGTGACGACGCCGGCAACGGTGATGATCCAGCCGGCCATGCTTATCCTGCCGGAGAAGGTTATAGACGCCAGCGCCGCCGGCACCCTCGCAGGCTTCCCCGTCGACAACCTGTTCCGCGACTCGCCCGTTGCGTGGCGGTCGACCGGCGACGCGGGCGTCACGCGGACCTTCACCCTCTACCTGCGCACCGCCGGGCAGCCAGTCGACACGCTGGCCCTCCTCAACACGAACCTGCCGGAGACTGCGCTCATCAGCGTCTCGGGCGGCCCGACCCAGGCGGCGGCCGGCGGCAATGCGCCCGACTTCACCACAGCGGCGGTGCAGGCGCGCGCGTCGGCCTGGCTGCCCAGCCGATCCGGCTTCCACGCCCTGCATCCGCTCGGCGCGACGCGGCGCTCAATCTGGTATCGGATCGCCATCACCATGGCGACGACACCGGCGAACATGATCCACGTCGAGCATCTGGTCATCGGCCTCAATCGCGTCACCAAGAACATCGGCGGAGAGAAGACCGAGACGCCTTCGTCGCTGACGACGATCGAGCGCAAGCGCAGCGGCATCCCGGATCGCGTGCTCGGGCTGCCGATGCGCAAGGTCGATTTCGAGATCGACGTGATGACGGAAGCGCAGTTCGAGCAAGCCTATGGGCAGCTATGGCGCCGAGACAACGAACCCGTCTTCGCCATCCCGAACTCCAAGGCCGGCGCGTTCCTGCACGACCGGATGCTCTACGGGGATCTCAGCGGCGGCCGGGTCTCGACGTCGACCCCGCTGCGGTTCAGTCGTGGCTTCACGATCAATTCCCTGATTTAGAGCAATCGGCGATCGTCGTTCGACATGCGGCGGTAACAAGCCGATACCACGGGCGTTACCCTTGAAGGTCACCGATGCGGAGCATAACCATGGACACGTTCGCAACCGAGGCCACCTTCCCTCCCAGCCTCGCGGACAATCCCATCCTCGGTATGCTGACGATCATGGCGTTCTGGTGGGCGGTGCTCATCTGCCTCCAGTGGTTCTATACCACGGTCGATCAATGGTTCGATCACCCGGCGCCGAGCCAGTCCTTTGTCCGCATCAACCGCTCTATGAAGCTGTGGCTGCTGGGCAGCGTCCTGCTGACGAACTCTCCCCGCCTGCTGCAACTGATGCTGTGGCAGCGCATGGACAGCGCAGAGCGGGAGATGGTCTCGTCGTTCTCTTGGATGACCCGGATTCCGGGCTCGTTCATGTTGATCGTGGCATGGTATCTCGACAAGCGCATCGTGGCGGCAGAGCGGGAGTATTCCGACGAGCGCGGCTACTACCCAGCCCCCGCCATTGCGCGACATGAAAAAACGAGGGGCGCGCTGGTGCTGGCTTTGATATTCGTCGTGGCAGCCGTCACCACTTTCGTCAGGCCCGCCGATGTCCATACTCACCGAGCTATCATCGTCGAGCGCCAGTAGGGCGGCCATCTCCACGGGGATCGTCGCCACCGCGCAATCGAGCGCTCAGCACACGCCGCTGTTCGAGGTCAACCCGGCCCTCTACAGCTTGCTGGCAGTCGTGCTCGCGCTCGCAGGCATCTACCTCGCGCGGTTGGTGACGATCGACCAGGAAGACAAGCGGCTCGGCCGCAAGCAGACCTATCGCGAGACCGGGCCGCTGACCTGGATCGCGGTGCTGATCGTCTGCCCCATGATCTGGCAGTTCGACATCGCGCCGCAGTACGCGAGCGTCATCGGCCTGGGCGTCGGCTACAGCGTGCGGCTGGTGCTCAAGATCATCGGCGGCGCAACCACGTCGGCGGCGCGAGCGCTGGCGCGGCAGGCCGTCGATGCCCTCGACCAGCAGAAGGGCGACACGCCAGCGCTGACCGCACCGGTGGCGCCGCCACCGCCTCCGCTCCAGCGTCCGGCCGCGCAATACCTGCCGCCCGACAACGAGGGGCCGGATGGTGCGGCGCGCGCGATGCTGATAGAGCACCTCGACCAGGTGCCGAGCGTTCCGGGCAAGCCATCGCCGCCGCCGGCTGAATAGGGTATGCGGTCTCCCGACGACGGAGACCGCGATGCCCGACATCAACTGGACGCAGACGCAGAAGAACCTCAAGGCGGCGGGGTTCGACCCTAACGGCGTGGACGGCAAGCCCGGCCCCGGCACCTATCGCGCGCTGTTCGCATATGCGGCGGGTCGGCAGCCGGATCTCGCGATCGTGAAGCTCGCGCAGGGCGCCGCCGCGCACTTCCCCTTCTACGGGATGACGACGCGCAACCGGGTCGGCGAAGCCCTCGCCAACTTCGCCAACGAGACCGGCGGCTTCTCCACGTTCGTCGAGGACACGACCTATTCGGCGACGCGCCTGGCAGAGGTCTGGCCTGGCCGCTACGCGGTCAACCCACACGCCGATGTCCTCGTGCCGAACGCCAAGGCACTCGCCCTCCACCGCAACAGCATCGCGATCGCGAACGATGTCTATGCGAACCGCATGGGCAACGGCGACGTGGCGAGCGGGGACGGCAACCGCTTCCGCGGCCGCGACCCCATCCAGACGACGGGCCGGTCCAACTATGCGCAGGCGGCGGCCGACCTAGGGCTCGACGTGCTGACCCATCCCGAACTGCTGGAAGACCCGGCGATCGGCATCTGGGCGGCACTCGCCTACTGGCGGCGGGCAGGAGTCAACGCCTATGCCGATGAAGGCCGGTGGTTGGCGACGCGAGGCATCATCAACGTCGGATCACCCCATCCGGCGGTGAAGCCGATCGGGCTCGATCACGTCGCCGCGCTGCGCGAACACATCTTCAAGGTTCTGGTGTGAGGAGGAAATGATGACGACGAACGATGCGAAGGGGCCGTTGAATCTGACCAGCGACCAGGAGTTGCCGCCGGCGATGACGCCCGGCTCTCAGGGCGTGACGGTGGACGGCGGCCTCGGCAAGGCGCGTGCCTGGTTCATCTTCGGGCAGGTGCTGGCGGCGGCCGGGGCGATCATCGCGTTCATGGGGTTGGGCCAGCAGACGTGGGTCGTGAAGACGTACAACTTCCTCCACAGCGACCAGGCCATCCCGCTGGTGGGGCTGGTGCTCTGGCTCGGCGGCAGCGTGGGGCTGTGGTGGCGTGCCAAGGGGCGGCAGAAGCTGCTCAGCTTCTTCGCCGCGATCACCGACGACCGCATCGCCAAGGTGTCCGGCGCGCTGCATCCCGACGTGCAGGCCAGCGTCACGGCTGCTATGGCTCGGCTTCCGACCGGCCAGCCGCCGGTGACGGAAAGTCGGAGGTGACGATGAAGCGAATGATGATGGGGTGGCTGCTGCTGCCCGCGCTCGCGCTCTGCGCATGTGGCTCTGGGGGCGTGGCATCCGCCGGGTCCGTCTCGACGGAGCCCATCGCCTCGTCCTCGACGTCGGTGGTCAGCAAGGCGGCCGACGTGGTGACGCTGGATAGCGCCCGCGCGCTGCTTGTCGCCGAGGACGCCTATCAGGCCGTGGCGCAGATCAGCACCACGCTGGTTGACCAGGGCGTCATCCACGGCGCGGCGGCCACCAAGCTGCGCGCGCTGAACGCCACGGCCACGGCGGCGCTGGAGACCGGGTTCGCCGCGCAGACTGCAACGGGCAAGGCGGCGGCGGCGGCCAAGGCGATCGACGCGATCAGCGGCATCCATGCCCTGATCGGCAAGTAAAGGAGACCGGATCATGATCTCGGCAGCACAGATCATCGCGGCGGCGGAGGGAGCGGCCAAGCTGGTCAGCGCCGCCACCAGCGCGGTCGCAGCGGTGCAGCAGGCGTTCGACCAGGTGAAGGGCGACATGAGCGTCACCGACATCGCCGAAATCGAGGCGCGGCTGGCCGACGCCCACGCCAAGAGCCGGAAGTTGAGCGCAGCGCTCGATGCAAAGCTGGCGGCGGCGGCGCAGCGCTGAAGTAGAACGGCCCCGCCGGGCTTTCGCTCGACGGGGCCGCTACGACAACGCCAAGGGCCAACTCAGCCGCCAGTCGCAGGGGCTTGATGGCATAGGCGCCGCTCCGCCGCAATATCACCTATACGCCCACAGCCCCAGCATAACGGCGGCGGCAATGTTCCATATCGCGAACGAGATGAAGGCGGCCAGCATCCACCCTTCGCCCCTTGTCATCGGCCTGGGCCGTGCCGAACTGCCGATCACCCACAGTGCGATCACTATGATGGCGCCGCACAGCAACTCCTCAATCCTGGTCATCATCCTCTCCTCTTTGGTATCTCGACCTGCATCAGCCGGCCGTTTGGTGCGATGATGGTAGCCAGCCACGCCCAGGCATCAAGCACAGGGCATTGAGCCTCGTGGATTGACGGTGGCGGGTGATCGGGATCGATGGAGGGGATATCCACCCCCGAATTCGGCACGAACTCGACTAGGATCGGGAGCGACCACACCTCGTCCAGCGCATAGCCCCACGCGCGTAGCTTCTCGTGCTGCTCTTGCGTGTAGGGGCTGTTGCCCGCGGGCGTGCCGGCGACCGCGCAGCGCGCCGGCAGCGGGTGGTCGGCGGGATCGCCCTTCATGGTTCACCCGATGCTGGCGATGACGGCGCGGAGGAAGCCTTCCGCCTGGCCGAGCGTGACAGCGTTACCCGCGCCCCGCAGGAGACCCACGCGGTTGCGAAAGGTCCCAGCATCAACCAGAGGGAATGAGCCGGGCTCAACTGGCCGCCACTTTGGTACGGGCTCGTCTCGGCAGAGGAGCCAGTCAGCATCTCGCCAGAGGCCGTTAACCGGGCCGGGCCGCACAATTTGGCGAGGCCGCTGTTGGACAGCCGCATCTTCTCCTGGTCGCCCTTGTCGTACTGATAGTCCCCCCGGTTGCCGTCCGTCGTCGTCGGCGTATTCCAAGCCGCCAACTGCGCCGTCATCGGCAGGATCAATCCGAAACCGTTGCCGTTGTTCAGGTCTGCCTTCACCCGCTGCCGCCGCTCCTCCCACGCCGCTCCCGTGTTGCCGCTGTCCATCGTCGAGGTCGTCGGCCAGCCCGCCAACGTCGCTACGCGCGGCAACTGGTCCAGCCGCGTCCGCTCCGACCCATCCGGGTTGACGCCAGTGGTTGCCATGCCCGGCGTATCCTTCCAGTCTCTCGCGCTCGCGCTCGGCCAGCCGGCGAGCGACCCAATAGTTTCGCTGTCGTTTGTGGGGCGCGCCGAAGCCCGCAGCGCAGGTTTCCGCAACCCCGAAGGCATAACCCGTTGCGTCCAGGTCAGCCGATACAAGGTCGAACCAAGCATCTCCGTCTGCTCCCGCAACCTGCTCGCCAGCGATGATCTCAGGACCGCATTGCTCGATGAGATAGTGGAATGAGGGCCAGAGGTGCCGCTCGTCAGCAAACCCGCCTCCTTTGCCTGCCGCGCTGAACGGCTGGCAAGGGCAGGAACCTGTCCATAGTGGCGCGTCGTCGGGGATGCCGGCGCGCCGGGCGGCGAGGCTCCAGACGCCGATTCCGGCGAAAAAGTGGCATTGCTGAAAAGGTCGAAGGTCATTGGGCGTCACGTCCTCTATGCTGCGCTCGTCTACCTCGCCGGGCGCGATCAGGTTGTCGGTGATCAGTTCGCGCAGCCAGGCGGCGGCGAACGGATCGTGCTCGTTGTAATAGGCGGTCATGGCTCACCCGGCCGCGCCGTCATGTCGTCGCGCGCGTCGTCCCAGCCGAGCAGGAACGCCTCGCGTGCGTCGCCGGTCAGCACGCCGGCGTCGCGCGGCTCCTGCGCGTCGTGTCGCCGCCAGCCCTCCGCGTACCAGACGGTCTCCTGTAGGCGCATCCGCCAGTCGCCGACCGCGCTCACCACTCGCTCCGATGCTCGCACCCGCCGCGCGCGCCGCAGCGCCAGCACGGCCGATCGGGCAGCGTGGATCGCTGGGAAGCGTCGGGGCGTGGTTCTGCTAGGCTCTCACCACGCCCCCTGACGCCCTTCCACTCGGCGCGCCGGGCGGTATCTGCTGGTCCTTTGCTCAACGCTTCGTGCTCCCCTTGCTGGCCTGCAACTCGCCGGTCTCGTGATAGCGCTTCATGTCGCGCTGCATCTGCTCCTGGATCATGCGCACCCGATCGACCTTCGGTATCTTGTCGCTGATCGAGAGGCGGCGATACTCCTCCCGGTATTCCAGCGGGATATCCGGTAGCTTGGTCCGCAGCTCGCTGATTTTCGCGCGGCGGCGCTCGTCGGTGCCCGGCTCGCTGCCGCCTGGGCGCCGGTTGCGACGCATCGTCTCGCGATACACCTCGCGCAGCTCGGGCCGCTCGGCCAGTGTGCGCCGCGCCACGATCGCGTACATCGGCGCGCGCTTGGCACGATACTCCGGGTCGGCGTGCTTCGCCTTCGCCGACGCGCTGACCTTCGCCCGGCGGGCCGGGTCGCGTGCGGCGGCCTCGATTGCGTGACGCTTGCACATCGTCGTCTTGCGGCGGGGGTTGTGGCAGAGCGCCTCGCCGCAGACGCTGCAATGCTCGATCATCGCCGCCTCCGGTGCCGCTTGGTAGGATCGTGCTTGAGATAGTCGGGGCCGGCGGGCTCGCGCGGCTCCGGGCGGGCAAGGTACAGGTCGCGCCACAGTTCGCGGTCGGTCGGCATGGCGTATTCGAGCTGACGTAGCAGCAGGAGTTCGGTGAGGTCGACCAGCGGCGGCATCTCGACAGATCCGTCCGCCTGGGCGGGGAAGTGGATCACCCATCCCTCGTTGTGGTCTTCGACGCGGACGCCGGCATCCTCCAGTCGGCGCCGCACGGCGCGCTCGTCGAACCAGTCGTGCCCGACCAGGACGGCGTGTTGCCGCGCCCGCTGCTCGGGCGTCATGCGCGCCTCGTAATCACGCGCCCACTCGTCGAACAGGCGCGTGATCTCATGAGAGATCGAGTGAGCCTCACACGGCATTGAGCCGTAGAACATCTGATCGGGGTTGAAGCTGACGGGATTTACGCCCTCCACCCGGCCGAACAGCACGGGCTTGGCCGGGTCGGTCATAGATCACCTCCATAGGGACAGCCGCCCTTGCCGCAGATGCCGCCGCCGAAGATTGCCCGGTCGACGACATCGCCGGGGCAGCCGCAACGCGGATTTGCCACCTCCTGCGCGTCGGTGCGCGGCTGGGCGGCCAGCATCAGGCGCAACGCTTCCGCGCCGGCGTGCGCGCGGCAGAGCACGCGGCCGTCGAACGTGAAGTCGCCGCGCCTGCCGCACTGGTCGACCGGCACGCCTAGGCGGCGACGCTGATAGGCGCCGCGCTGGGATGCGTCCGTCTTGAGCCCGGCGGCGACGCGGACCTGGTGCTGGCAGAGCGGGCGATGAGCGCCGATCTCCGTCAGCGGTCGGATTGTGGACGTCACCATTCGGACACCAGTTCGCAGGCGTCGCAGCGGCGGCCGAGCGCTTCGCAATCCCGGCACCGGCCAATGGCGATGATGGCCCGCCAGAGTCTCACCAACCGGTTCACCGCTTCCTCCCCGTGTAGCCGGTGCACACGATCGGCGCCTTCATGCCCGGCGGCGGCGCGAGGCGCATCCGCATCTCGGCAATCTCCAACCTCATCTGGTCGGGCATGCCCGGCGGTGAGGACGGGTCAAGGGCGAACGCGGCGATCCGATCGAGCAACACGACAGCATCTGCCTTGAGACGCACGCGGTTGCTGCGCTGGATCGCGTGACGGGCGCTCATCCGATCACCGCGTTCTGGAGGGCGTCGAGCGCGTGCTCGATCCCGACGATGCCGTGTCCGATCAGCCAGCCGCCGCAGAGCAGCGCGATGATGACGACGGGCATGGCGATGATCCAGGCGGCGAACATGTCGCTGGCGTGGGAGGCGAGGTGCTTCATGCGATGGTCCTTTTGGCGGTGACGCGGACGAACCGCGCGTGACGGGGGATGCCGCTGGGGTGAAAGCCGTTATGCGCGATCTCGATCACGTCGCCGATCTTGGCGAGGTTATCGGACGGCAAGTTGATGTCGAACGGCTTGCGCAGATTAACGCCGGCGAGCGCACAGTGAAGCGTCCGGCCGCCGCGCGATACTGCAATGACCTGGGCGTCGAGCGTGGCGACCGCCTTGATCCGCCGCCAGTCGGCGCCACGGCCGCGCACGTAGGGCGCGGTGGCATCCTTGAGCACGATGCCCTCCAGCCCGCGCGCGATCGCCTCGGCGGCGCAGTCGGCGGCGTCGGCGCCCGACACCATCGTCGGCTTGAGCATCCCGACAGACGGGCGCCCGGCCTTCGCCAGCATCAGCGACGCTAGAGCGCCGCGCCGCGCATCTAGCGGTGCCGTGCGGCCGGCGGCGGCCCACACGTCGAGCGGCACGGCATCGAACAGCCACAGCGTCAGCGCCGGGTCGGGCACGCCGCGCCGGAAGGAGGCAAGCGTCGCCTCGAACCCATCCGGGTGGGCAAGCTCGCCATCGAAGAACATCGGCTTGCCGAAGTCCGCTTCCAAGGCGAGCAGCGAGGAGCAGGCGAAGCCGCCGGCGCCGAGAAGGTTGCCCTCACGGGTCATCAGCACGCCCACGTCGCCGCCGATCCACAGAGCGCGGATGCCGTCGACCTTGGGTTCGGCCAGCCAGAGCGTGCGCGCGGTCGACGGCTGCCAGTCGCTGCACAGCGAGCATAGTTCGGGGGCCTTGTGCGCGAACCGCATCTCGGCGGCAGTCGGTGGCAGCCCCATCGACATCGCGGCCAGGCCGGCGGCGGCAGGGAGGATAGCGTCGGTGGAGGTGAGCCGGTTATGCGGCATGGGTGTTTCCTTTCGCCGACCGTGCCGGGCTCGTCGCCGCGGTGGTCATGGGTACAACGTCCGTGCTGGCAATGGTTTCCGCCGACCATGCGTGCCGGTCGAAATATCGCAGCGCCGCCAGGAACGGCGCCAGCCAGACGCTCGGCGCCGCGCCGCCCTTGCGCTCCAGCTTGAGCGTGTTGCGCACGGTGCGCTCGCCGATGCCGAAGTCCCGCTCCAGCAGCTTGCCGATGGCGGCGTCGCTCTCGTCGGTCAGCCGGTAGAGCCACGCCACGGCGTCGGTCAGCCGGTCGGGGCCGGTATAGCCGAGCAGGCGCAGGTTCGGCGCGGCCTGCGGCGGCAGCGGCTTGGGCTGCCACCCGTCGACTTGGGCGCGCAGCGTCTCCGTCAGCTCGCTGTCGTCGAACCAGCGAAGCGCGCGGTCGATCGTGCCGACGCAGACGTGCTTGAAGGCGAAGCGGCGGCTGTTGATGGGGCTAGGGTCCCAGCCAGCCATGACCTCCATGCCCTCGACCACAGCCACGATCGGACGATTATATCCGGTGCGACAGTAGATGCTTAGCCTGGTGTAACGCTCCTTGCCGCCTCGGAAACTGGAGACCAAGCCCAGCCTTTCCATGCCCTCAAGGTCGCGGGGCGTGACGTTCAGTTCATCCATGGTCTACTCCTCATCTTCGCCGCCAGTGCCGCCGCAATCGGGGCACTCAGCGACAGCCTCATCACCAACATCGCCAGGGCGGCTATGAATATAGCGATCCCAATCGGTTACGATCTCGCCATTCCCTTGGCATCGTTCGCAAAAGCCCATGGCTCAACCCTCCTTCGCGGCGGCGGCCGCCTTCTCATAAATCGTCACCGCGTTGTATGCCGCCTGGAGCGCCTGCGACGCATAGGTGGCCTTGCGGGCGAGTTCGTCCTCCCCGGCGGTGCGGTAGCCGGCGGCGAGGCGGACGTGGCGGTCATAGGCCGCCATCAGGTCGTCGCGGATCATGCGATACCCCCGACCAGCGAGCCATCGGCGTTCAGTTCCTGAACCGTGGCCCACGCCCACACCTTGCGCGCGACGAGGCTATCCGCGTCGCGCTGGCACAGGTTGAAGTCCTGATACCGGCCCGGCATGATGGTGCCCGCCACCTGCCCCGCGCGCCCGGCCCGCACCGCGAACCAGCCGCCGCCGGCCACGCCCTCGGCGGCATCGGAACTGGATTCGGCCGTCGGGGTCTGCAGCTTGCGCTCCGCGCGTGTCGGCTCAGCGACCAGCGCCGCCACGGCGCCCGCATCCACCTCGGCGCCCACCTCCATAAGCACCACTTCTTCGCCGTCGTGCCGAATGACGCAATCGTCCTCCGCCTCGCTCGCGTCGTCGTCATAGTCGATCGCGTAGACATCAAGCGGCACGTTAGCAGTCGCTCCCTGCAATACGCCGCCGGTGATATTGATATAGACGGCGGCGCGCGGGCTGGCGGGCATGGTGGCGGTGACCGTTTCGATCCACACGTCCGCTTCCGCCATATCGGCCAGCCAATCACCTTCCTGTTCGGCGGCGACTTCTTCCGCCTCCTCGATCGTCATTGCCTCGCTGTCGGCGTAGCGCGTGATCTGGGCACGATGGAGGAAGGTTGTCCAATTCTCCGGCGTGTGGGACGGCTCCGCCTCGGCGTATTGCTCGGCGGTGGGCGCCTCCACGCCCCACAGCGCCAGCGCGTCGGCCGTCAGCACGTCGACCAGCGCGAGAGCAGCCGCCTGCGCCTCGACTAGCGAGAAATGAACGGAGGTGGGCTCGCCGGGAACGCTCCAGTGAGTGCCGCGAACGATGTAGAGGTCAGTGGCCTTGGTCATGTCGATTTCCTTTCAGGTGCCGGTGCGTATGTCAGGCGGCGGCGCGGAGAATGTCGCGGCCGTTGCTGGAGACGAGAACCGGCGCGGGCTGCGCAGCGGGCGCCGTGGGCATGAGGGCAGAAAGCGCCGACGCCAGCGGCTGGAGCCGGGCCAGATCGGCTTGCACGGCCGCGAGTTGCTCGGACAGGGTCAGAACCCTAGCGCTGGCCGCGTCGGCGACGCGATCCGATATCGTCAGCGCCACCCGGGTGTATGCCAGCCGCGCCGCCGTGCGCCCGCGCTTGGCCGCCAGCCGGTTGCGATCGGCCGCCGCGCCGCGCGCCGCGTCCTCCGCGCGCACCGCC